CGATGTATTCCCGGGAAAGGTCCTTGTAGATAAGGTTGATTATGAAATAAATAGAGTTACCGGGGACATCACTTTGGTAAATGATAGCCTATCTTATGTGGATAGTCTAGAAGAGTTGATGATAAGGTGCACTAAAATTAAGAGATTGGAGCCAAAAAAGATCGGGAGAACCACTTTATTTCCGAGGATAAAATATTCTGTTTTATGCAATTATACCCCAGACATGGGCGATACTTTATTTGGAAAGGATGTCTACGGTAAGTACTACTACAGGAACCCAGACTCCTTTTATTTATCTATAAAATCTCTTTCTGATACTGCATCCGATTTAATAGGTGAAATAGAAGAAACTCCTGGTGGTAAGCAATCGTTGGTGACTTATGTTGATAACGGCAATGAATCCGGTTCCCTAACTGATGAATACTTATTAGCATACGAAAAAATAAAGGATAGAGCAGCGAGATCTCTAATAAATATATTCGATACATATGTAAGATCAACCGAACAGACAATTGAGAACATCGAAGGAAAAATCATTGGTGATAGATCCGGAAAGCTAAAACTTTTTGTTGGATACGATGCCGATTATACCCCCCAGGGATACGAGGATTATATATCAGGTGATATAAACAATAAACTTTTGTGGTCCGATGTTTTCTTTTCCGAAAACGGATCCATCATTATAAATTCAAAGGATTTATTAATAAATCCGAATGTAGCGGTTCTTACAGACGGTGTGGTAAGCGGAAAATGTTTGTCATCTAATACACTTAAAAAGTTAATAGAAGACCAGATTAAATACTCAACATCAGATATAGATGATCTAATTTTGATTGGACAATCTGATAAGGTTAGGTTCAAGATAAGCGGATCCAATAGATACACTACTGGAATATATGGAAAATTCGAATATAGATACATGCCTTCTAAATTTTCCAGGTTTTTCCCGGAATATATTCGTGCTTTCTATACAACCGATCCGGGCATTGAATCAGATGAAGAGAATGATAACGACGGGTATTATTCGGCAGGTAGGTATGTTGATGGGGAGAAGGCATCAACAACAAATAGTGCAATAGCAACAATATCAAACACTGTCCATCAAGAAATAACGAATATATCCGATTGTACAGTGTCAAAGAGATATCCAAGAGCAAGAGTAATAAAATACTATAAGGATGGATACTCCGGGGTTACCACAGTTCCAACTTTGTTACTGTCTGTTGTTCCAGAATCTGATTTTCCAATAAATACATCGACTGGAGAAGTTGATTTTTCTAAATTGATATCATATAACCCAGTATCCGGTACTATTCAGGACATTGGAACGGGTAACGTAAATACAAGAACTCCTCCATTTGAGGGAAATTCATCGGTATTCCTTAGCGAATTAGATTTTGTTTTATCTGGGGTACACCAAGTATCATACGGGACAAGCAATGGTTCTATAAGCGGAATAAAAAGTAACTTATATTCTTCTAGTTCCGTTTTATCAAATGTCTTCATCAAAGAAGTGATAAACGGATGTCTAGTAACACTTAGAGTGTGGAATTTTGATATAACAGATAGTACACAAATTCTCCATGAGAATGGAGAAATATTTAACGCATTATCTGGTGATACTATATTTATTGTTGCCCCAGAGCCAATAGATAGTGTATTATCAGTTGATCCCCCAACAACTTTTACTAAATACGCCTTATCTCTCCTACAAAGTGAGTATAACATTGGTTTTGATGTGGGAGTGGATAAGAAAAACGGGAAACTGATAGATATGACAAAGAGATCCATTCTCGATGGATCACAGTTGGCTTTAAAAGAAATACTAGGACAGAATCCACCAGAACCAAATACATATATAGATTCAGAAGTCTATCTTATAAATAGTAAGACTGATCCTGTTAAAATACCGGCGATGTCTGGTGGTTACTACGATGATAACGGAGACGAGTCTCTACCATTTTTGTATTCAAAATCAGAAAAATCTCTATTGAGGAGCATTGGTTCGGATTTTGGATCGTTATCTGGGGATTCACTATCCACAGCATCCTATCCAGAAGAGTATTTATGTGTTGATGGCGAAATACTGGGATCACTGACCGGAGTGATCCCACCTGCCTCTTTGTATACATCAGAGGATGTTTTGGTTCCGCATGTTCCTGGATCTGGGGTAGGGCCGACCAGGGAATACGACCTTTTACTGATACAAGACTCCGGGTCAACGTACAGCGGTATTAGAGGAATAAATTCGGTAGGATCTGTTTATAGTATAGCTTCCGGATCAATAGTAGAACCACCTAGATTTGTTACGAGAACCAGAAAGGGGGATAGAATAACATATAGTATCATTAGTGCCATGGTTTGGGATACCGTCACAATAGATGGGGCGTATATATCTGAATCTGGTGGGAATACAATTATAGATTTATCATCAACTACCATCATACTAAATGATGGAAGTGCACCGTCAGTTGGTGGCTTGAATAATATTATAGATAACGTATTAGTTCCAGGACCAAACGAAAACATGATCTCTGTTCAATTTAAAGATAAGCTGGGTTCAGCGGTTGGCTATATAGACATAACTGGGGATCCAAACAACAATAGGGGTCTTGGTATTGGTTATATATATGATGGAGGAATTGGATGGGCGGTATCCGTATCAAAACCGTCTTTTTCTTTGAATATAATAACAATACCAACAACCGGTTTCTTTGACTTTGTTTCAGCGGGAGGGGCGTCTCCCGGACCAGTCGGCCCATTTAATATCAGGATACATGTAAACACATCTCCGTGGTCTATAGGGCCATCCGGATCAAATACCGGTTGGATAGATAGCGATAGATTAACCTTCCATGAATGTTTTGATTTATCCCATACAGAGGGCAGGGGTGGTACCAATCCATGCTTATTGTCCACATACGAGGTAACAGGACCGGATACCGATGAATTAACAATTAACCATATAAACAATATCAATGGTGGGATTGAATTTACATTTTTAGACAGAGGGTATCCATCCGGTGGCATTGGTTTATTCTCACCATCATCTGTTTCTGGGGCTGGGGATGAGGATGGAACACTAAAAGTTATGTCTATGGAAGGACATGGCAATGTACCGATCACGGGAACTTCTATAGTATTCTCTACATGCCCTTCGTCCACAGATGATTCAGTATCTGATATATGTACAGGAACCGGTTACTGTGAAGGATCTGATTCTAGTTTAGAAAATAGAATATCTAATATTACTGTGTCTTCTGGTGGTTTGAATAAGATAGTAAAGGGTGATGTCCTTGTAATAAGTGGGGCTAATGGATCGGGGATGACATTCCCAGATGCCGTAGCATCAACAAAATGCGGAACATACATAGTTAGAGATGTTGTTGAACCCAACATCCCGATATTTAGTACAGAATACTCATACTATTCCTTCGGGTCAACATGTGGCACTAATTTAGGGTGGATACCTTTTGAATTTCCGAAAATAACTAATTGGAATACTGGGACACCAGAAATATTTGTTGATAGTTTGATAGATTTTGAATACCCCGGTGCAATAACATCACCAACCGGTCATGCGTTCCCATTAAGCGGAACAATGTATGTAATAGTTTCCAATAGGAATTTAACAACGAATCCTGTTGTATATAGTGTCGTATACACATCCGTAGATTCGGTTCTGAAAAAGTTCACCCTTGATGTTTCCCCGGGAAATGTAAAGGTAAACGGTGTTGTTACCTCTTCTTTAGTATTTTTTAATGCTTTAAGAGTCGGTCAACTTGTTTCTGGGATGATGTATTTACCGGTTGATATAGTTGGAGTTGATGGGATACCGGACCATCATCCAGTCGGCTACCATGACCCAGTCTCTTCAATAAATTACGGGTTAAGGTATTTTTCTATGTCATATAAGAGTTATTTGCCGGCCACTTCTTCTGGCCACCCACCAATAGAAACTATATCATTTGCTGATTATGATTCTTCCATTTTACCGGTGGCTGATTACATAATTGTTACACAAAAGACTAAGGGCGATTCTTCATCTTATCCAATAGATGACGGAAAACCAGTTTATGATCATGTGCTGGGAATGATAGATCTATCGAGCATATCTTCCGTTTCTTGGTCATCATACAGATCTGGCATAGAATGCTTGATGCCAGAAGACACTTTGTATTCAATGAATTCCTCGGGTTCTCCTGGGTTCTTTGCTCAATCCGCCATATTTCTAGAGCCATCAACTCCTATACCTGTTTCTGACCTTGGGGATGTTCAGAAGAAGGTTGTTGACAGATCAATAACAAATCCAGACATCGGGATGAGAGTTTATTCAGATTATGCATCATCATCAATAGTGGGTGGGGAGCCAGTGTCTTTTGAAGTTAGGAGAATAAGAAGATTTCACGGGAATACAGCTAATGAATTCGTAAATGAATTGAATGACGCATACAAAATAATAAAATCATCGATATCTTCATACCTTGAGATGAATAATGGAATGTGTACAATCACCCTGGATTCAACGAGCAGCCTTGTGGGCAGTGGGGATATAATAAGAGTGGTTGATGGTTTTGATGCATTGTTCAGCTCAGTGATAAAACTGATTGACGGATACACAATAACAGTACAAAACTGCCCGGATTTTGATCCAACTGGGTATGAATGTGAGTTATTCGTTAAAAAAACGCCAGTGCCCCATCTTCAATCGTACAAGGAATTAATAGAGAATTCCACAGAATTGATATACAGATCGGTTGCTGATTACACAACCAACGATGGGGGGTATGTTGAATTTGACGGTGATTACTCAACATCAAAAAATATACTAAAAGACACTAGATTCTCGGTGTCTGGGTTATCCTATCTATCAATCGGGGTTAGAGAAGGAGATTATGTTGTCATTCCTAAATCAGGGGAACTAGACGTACCTGGGGGGCCTTCAGTAAAGGAAGTCGGTAAGCCACCGAAAGGGGATTTTTCAGTACAGTATAGAACTGATGGTTCCAATGTTCCAGGTGGTCCGCATGAATTAGATGACAACAGGGGGGTGTACAAGATAGTATCAGTAAGCGACTATGAATTGATAGTTGATGGAACCATGCCATTATCGGGTGATGATTCTGATGTTTATTTCGGGGAAAGCTCCAGTAATTATTATAGCATATACCCTTGTGTATCTGGATCAATGCTAACATTGGGATTTGAGGGACAAAACTCCTTGAGACCAACATCATACAATGGGGAGAATGGTTCTCCTCCAGGGTCATTCCTTGGAAATTACTTATCAGTGGCCCCGTTTACATACAGTATAATAAGGAAAGATAAATACCTGTCTGATAGATCAATAGAGTTCATGTTGCAGATGAATGAGAGATCTGAATCATTCATGGAATACATGGAAAGTATATCAGTAAATGACACATACGATGATTTCCAAAATTACGAATATATAGAAGACCTTAGATTAGGTATAGTTTCCCAAGAATCCATTGATGGAGTGGTTGGGTACACATCAATATCCCCATTTGCGAATAACAATTTATGCATGTCCACTTTAGATAGGAGGTTCTGGATTAAGGACATGTTATTGGATGAAGAATTTCCGACAATGAGTGTAGTTCCATATAGTGATTTTGGTTCTGATAGTGGAACCCCAGTATATACAGATATTTGTTCTAATATATTGGATGAAGTTGAAGATTATAGAAATATGAGGTTATTTTGGATCGACTATCGTGTGAACCTAGTTAGTGGGACTCTTTCAAAAATAAGTTCCATAGAAAAAAGAACCGGACAATCTAGGGGATTAAAACTCTCTATAGCAAAAAGGATGAAACAATGAAAGAAGAGACCTCATGGAAATTCAGCGAAGGAATTGAAAAAGAGATAAAAGTTGGTGATATAGGATCAATTAAAGAGAAATTACTGAGGATAAGGGAGTTATTGGTTTCTGAGAGAGAAAAGAAACTTTCAGAGATAGACTTTTTGCACCTTGAACTGGCAAAAAGAAATCATGGCGGTGGCAGATAAATGCCCGAGTTTATAGAGTATAATAATAATTGGATAAACGGGAATGATCTCTTATCTAAGGAGATACCCCAAATACCTGGTTCTGTACAGGTAGTATTAAATTTATGGAAATCAATTATAGATTTTCTGTTAGCTATCCTAGACTTTATGTTAATAGCCTTGGATATTTTAAAGTCCTTTATGATAGGGTTGATAGATCCTATAGTTGCGATAATAGAAGAAATATTAAGTCAAATAGAAGATTATATAATGGACTTGAGGAACGTCGGGGTATATATAACTAGCGATGTTCCTATAATGAAACCTCCCTTTACTGATATTCTAGGAGGCTTTCAGGCATTTGAAAATAGAATGATAAGGAGACTGATCGATAAATCCGACCCGACTAGACCAGTTTTTTCTGAAAATACAGCGGTTTTTTCCGTTTTCATGTATTATTCCGTACAAAAATTACTGCCTGATGCAGCCAGTGGGATAGCGGATGCATTAGATGGTGAAGAGGGGGAAGAAGAGGGGGAAGAAGAGGGGGAAGAAGAAGAGGGGGAAGAAGAAGAGGGGGAAGAAGAAGAAAGGTCTGAAATAGTAAATTACCTTATAGGTTTGTTAAATCAGTTTTATACAATATTCGGGATTCAGAATGAGGAGCAGGTAAATTCATTTTTAACCCCTGTTGATGTAAGGGCGTCATTTTTTGATACTGTAGAAGATAAAATACTCGGTGTGATAAATCCAAATGCCATAATGTTATCGCCAAGCCCACCAAGAAGTGTGATGTTGAACTGGAACATGTCTTCTTATTCATCATCACAAAAATACAGTTCTTTTCAGAATGATCCACCGCATGGATTCATAATTGAAGTATCAACAGTAAAAGATGGGCTAGGTTTATTCTATGAAAGATATAATGGAGATGGGTCTTTAAGTTCATCAGGTATGGTAGTCGATCCGAATAATAACAAGTATTTCCTATATGGAGGATACGATTCCATTAGTGATTCAGTCGGGTATAACACTCCGGGTCCCGGGGTTGTTTCTGTTTTTCTCAGAAAGGACATTAATTCTACAAAAATACCCGTGGATTTACTTAAGCAAGATGATAAGTACATGTTGCAGAGGTCGTTCTTTATTGAAACCTCTGACATGTATGAGGTCGCCCTATCACCTAGGTTTGTGGAGAAAAAGGGGTATACATTTGATTTTAACGCCGATGATCTTCCATACGATTGCGAATTTAAAGATAGCGGTGGAGTTATTGAAATAGTAGAAGATTCTATTAAAATACCCAGTACAGTTTATGTAAGGATATATGCTGTTTCCGATAAAATAAATAGGGCAGAGGATTCATATTTGAGATTTGGTATCACTAAAATAGACGGTAAACCACTGCAGTTAATGATTGGAGAGGGATCGTCTGGAATATCCTTCGGTGACAGAGGGCCAGTTAGCGAACCAATAGGAATAACAATGCCATCTATCACTGCAAACCTGATGGTGCAGATGATCATGGCTTCTCTATCTGTTTTGGTGCTATCAAGAAGCGATGTCGAGGTATGGGGTTCTGGGGATAAAGAAGGAAAGTCTAACAAAAAAACTGGTTTAGAGTCATACGGAAGTTTGATTAGCACCATATTGGATGAGAATGATGTGAATTCTTATTATTCTAAGTATGATCAAGAAAGTGGTGATGACATAGACTTCAGGAATAACCTATATAACGGTGTTGTGGTTTTAGCTAATAAATTATATAGTGACATTGGGGGAAATCAAGATTTAGAATCAATGATTATAGAAAAGTATGGTGATATACTTAACTGGAAATGGTCAGATTCTTTAGATACAATTAAATCACAAGGAGACACTATAAGCATTGATGATGATGATAACGTGTATTATCTGGACAATACAATATTGGGATCATTGAAATATCCATATTCTTTCAACAGAAAACCTGTTTTACTCAATAACATACAATATTCAATAGGGAGTAGGAGTCCCGGGTTTTTTAGCATAAATAGCAATTATGGATCGGTTGATGATTCGCCGTCATTTTTATTAACAAAAAGCGATGGGAATAAGGTAAATATATTTTGTAGGAATATGTTTTCTAAAGAAATTTATGAAATGGCTAGAAGTATTCTCAGTGTTTCAGCATCAAAAGAAACAAAATCCCAAGATGATGGGGAATGGTTAGTTCTTAAACTTGGGAATGTTTTACCATTTGAACCATATCTGTTATCAGCTGTTGATTTTCTTAGAGGAATACTGGTTGGGAGTCCTTCATCAGTTGTTGATGTAATAGTTACCATGATAGAATTTCTCGAAAATAAAGTCAAGGAAATACAGGAATTTATAGAAAGGTTGGATGCATTAATATCAATGTTCATACTAGTGAAAATTCCAATAGGGAGTATTATGATGGGATATTCCCTAGGTACTGATCAGTTACTAGGAAATCTCATAGGAGCTGACAATAAGCCAATTGACGGGGAAGATTTTTATGGTGCCGGGGCAGCTATAGTGTTTTCTGGAGTACCATCAATGGTAGTGGACATCCTAATAGGTGTATTTGGCGGTTGATATGTCTTATGGATGGCTTGGGGCTTTTAGAAAAGGTTCATGGGTATCATTAAGGTCATTTCTTTTGTATGAAAGAAAGGATATAGGAAAGAGAATATCTGTAATAAATTCCGAAATAAAAAGAATTGGTAATATAACTGTTCAGTATAATTCTGTATCTGGAACAGAAACAGAAGAAAATAAAATGACAGAGGAAAGACTTGGTTTTTCAGTAACCAAGAATTCCTCTCTCCATAAGTTGATTACTGCATATGTGGTAATGGGTGGCAATCCATTAGATATTTCCTTTTTCTTTATACCAGATAGGGCGGTTTTGATAGACGGAAATAAGTATGAGGAGTATCCGTATGGTGGAATGGTTTATCCAGTATCAGTAGATTACGAGAGGGGCAGCGAATTCGGGCCCAGTACCTCCGGTTTTTCACCATTAAGAAAATACAAGCCATTAAGGGTTGGGAGCAGAAAAGACATATCGGTTGATGAAGAATTATTTGTAAATATGGTGTCTGACATTAGGAAATTTTCAACTCAGGAGATTAGAGTAAAAATCCACGATATGGAGTCAAGAATAATAAAGTTGTGTGATTTAAGGGAACAGCTTATTGATGAAAGGGATCAGATACTTGTTCAAGCTTTCGGCGGTTTGGTTTCATCAATACCAAATTTTGATACAGAAAGATTTGCGATGTCGTTAAGGGTTCCGGCTGTTATAAAAGAAATAGATAATATATTCTTCTCAAGGAATGACGAAGGGAATTTAACGTTTGATTCAAATTTAGAGAGTCTTGTGTTATACACAAACCTATGGGATGACATCCTTCCAGAAGAGAATAATACATCATTGTAGTCTCTGTATAGTTTATTGATGTAGGGAGGGAGATCATGTCCCAGGACATACAGTTAACTCATGCATGCCCCCACACTGCTATAGAAGACATATCAGTATTAGCATCTGATAGAAGAACAGTCATATCAAAGCAGGGCCTTTCCTCAGAGGGTTCTGTTTATGTGTTGTTCAACAATGAGTTTTATGTGCCAAGGAGTGGGTTATACTCACAGGCATTCTTATCTAGCTCCGTTCCGGGTCCATATCAATTGATTACCGGATCGAACCAACTTATTGTCAGTACCGGAACTGAAACAGTAACCATTTTGTTGCCGATTGGAAGAGTGGATGCTGCAACGATAAAAAATCTAATAAATGCAGAAGCAGAAGGTGTAATAGCTGATGATTCCGATGGATATATAAGCTTGCATGAGATGTCATCATATGGGGCGGAGTCATTTATAAAAGTCTCCGGGAGCGCATCAATTATATTAGGATTTGGGTACCAATCATCATCTAGAGGAAAAGAAGTCTATCCCGGGTGGGATTTTGATGTGGTGAATGGTCCGATGGGTCTATCGAAATATGTGAAATTTAGGAAACCGATAAGAGAAAATCCGTTAATAAAGTTAACGTACGCCATGCATCCAGACAAATGTTTAAGATGCAATGGTTCTATATATGAGAATGACTGGAGGTTTGATGATAGCGGAGAGGTATTAATTGTTGAAAATGAGAATCTATTATATCAGGCTTCATTGAAGATTATACTCACTACAAAAACCAGTAATCAATTCCATAAATGGTACGGTTCGGATTTGAAGTCCAGGATAGGAATGAAGGTATCCGGGGCTCTTGTATCTATGATTACTGAAGATGTGAGATACGCCTTGTCTACACTGCAAAAGGTTCAGGCGGATCAGTCTAGATATCAAAGGGTATCATTTAAAGAGAGATTATATCAAATAAGGTCAGTTGACGTTAGGAAAAGCGACCAAGACCCAACAATGTTTATTGTTGATGTAAATGTGGTTAATGCTTCAAGGGAAAATGTTAATATATCAATACTATTCACTGTTCCTGGTGTGTATTCTCTAAACTCCCCCAGAAGTATTTCAATAGGAAGATAAAATGTCTGAAGTACCTGAAATCTACGGACCGGATGGTGTATTAAGATCCACATTTACATATACAACCGGAACAGTAAGTAAATTTTTTACTGGCATTGTGAGTGATAGTGTAGCGGATCTACAGGTTTCCATTAGAGGTTCTGAATGGTCATCCGATCCTGACTTCATCACATTTAGTTCTGGTGTTTTTACAATTCCAAATCCATCATCGTATCCAGATGGACTTGATCTCTATCCGGGTCTAAATGAAATAAAGGTTAGATCTGTTGATATATACGGAACCGTTTCTTCCCCGGCTGAGTTATTTGTAACTCTGATAACTGAAAAAGATATAGGTGTAATAGCTAGAAGACCAACAAATGTATCTATTGAAAGAAGGTCAGAAGATGTTATAGTAAAGATAGAGGGAATAAATTCTGAATTTTTTAGAGGGATAAATTTTTATGCATCAACTGTACAAGGTGGTGGGGCTAGGGGTTATCAAAGAATAAATGTAGATACTATAGTTGATTATGAATTGGATAGAGTGTACAGTGATTTAGTAGAGATGCCGGTCGATATATCGATACCCTTAAATCCGAGTGGAGATCATTTAGTAGACCCAACCTATTTTAATATAGCCGGGAATCTTCAGGATAGTGGCGAAGTAATAATAAGTGATGAGTTTGACGAAAGATATGAGATACCAGAAAATATAAAGGATATAAAAGTAAATGTTACAATAAGTGGGGCTGAAGATAAAAAGTTTTATTCGTTCATTCATAATAGGTTGAATAATAAGAACAGTATACCGAAAACAATACCTAGATCCGAATTTAGATCAATACCAGCAACTGATTACTTGTATTATGTATGCAGCGCGGTTTACTACGATTCATACTCGGGGTATGAAACTGAATCCGCTTTTTCCCCTGAAGTTGTTGGGGGGCCATTAAAGATAAGCATATCTGGTGGGTCACTTCCAGTAGTAAGTAAGGACCAGATACTAAATAACATAGCCGTTTCAATAAATAGAAGCCATCCTGATGTTGGACTCCACCCCGGATCTGTAGTTAGGGACGTTGTTGTTGATCCTGTAGTTTTCGAGGTTCAGCGTCTAAGGTTCATAGCGGATTTCATACATAGATCACAGTCATTCAGTGATTTATTAAAGATAGATGACCCGGAGAATTCGGGTACTTCAATATCAGTGAGCAGATCACAATACAAGACCACTCTTAAACAGGCTTTTTATTTAACAAACGACAACGATGTGCAGGAATTAATAGACCAATCATTTGAAAAGATGGCAAACAGATTTGGGGTGAGAAGGGGCCAGGGAATAAGATCTGTTGGAGAAGTGACATTTTACACAACGAAAAGACCTAGCTCATCCAAGATCATACCGCTTGGTACGGTTGTATCCAGTGGGTCAACAAGGTTCAACACCACAGCCCCCGCTGAGATAAATCTTAATAACATAGCATCGTTCTACAGCCCAATTACAGGGAGGTATTCAGTTATTGTTCCTGTCCAAGCAGAATCAGTTGGTAGATCTGGGAATGTATCAAAGAATCAAATAAAAACAATAGTAAACCAAATACCAGGTCTATCGGTAACTAATGAGAATTCAACATACGGTGGTAGAAATGAAGAAACGAACAGAGAATTGGCGGTAAGAGCTCAAGAGATATTAACAAGCGTGGATACAGGTACAGAGGGCGGATATAAGAAAGCTGTCAGAATCCCCGGTGTTATAGATTCAGTGGTTGTTAGTTCTGGTGATGAATTAATGCAGAGGGATTTTGATGGGACCGAGCATAGAGGAGGGAAGGTAGACATCTGGATAGACGGTACAAGCATAAATGCGGTAACTGATAATTTTGCCTTTTCATTTATGATTGGAAATAATATACAGTTTGAATTAATTGGTGACCCATCTGAATACAGATTTGAAGCCATAGATGAAAATCTTGGTTTGGATAACCCAATAATAGAGATGTTGACGTATTACGATTTTGGTCTAAAAAATATCACCACCGGTGATGAGTATAATCTAAGTGGAGTAGCTATTGAGGATTACAGAACAATAAGGCTGTCAACCAGTATCTATCAGCCCCCAGTATCAGCCCTGGATGTGGTTAGGGGCGATTACAGGTATAGAAAGAGTTCCGGCTATGTAATGACTAGGCAGCCTGTACTGTCTCTATCCTCGCTAGTTGGTCAAATTTCTGGTCAGATAAATCCAAGTAAGTACTATCTAGATAATACTGAGGATCCATTAGTTAATGGAAGAAGTTCAATATCTAGTGGAAAGGTAGTAGTAGTTTCTAATTCTGGTGTTCCATCAGGAACTCCGGTCTCAGTAGTTGGTGAGTCTCATGTTTTAATTGGAAATTATATAGATTATCTTTACAACCTCGGAGCCAATTTATATACTGTTGAGGTATGGAATCAAGATAGAACATTGATGTACAGCAGCCCATTTACATTGGCCCCAGACTACACTATTATTGATGGTGATGAAAATAATCCAATAGGCATAAAAAGGACAAGCACAAGTAGTATATCATCCGGAGAATCCGTTTTAATAGACTATCAACACGATGAAAACTTTACAGTTAGGTATACAACCGATTCTGTTGTTGCTGATTCTCAGAGAACACTGGAATCAATGAGGCACATAACGGCTGATGTTCTATCTAAATCGATAATAAGAAATAGTGTTGATATAGAAGTAACGATATCATTGGTAAAGGGCATATCCCCGAGCGATGTTGACTCGAAGATAAGAACATCAATGTCAAACTATGTCGAATCTTTAGGATCTGGGGGATCATTTAGACAATCTGATATAATAGGTATCATAGAGAAAACATCTGGGGTATCATATGTGGTTGTTCCAATATCAAAGATGGTTAGGAGCATCAACTCTTTGGTGTTGAGAGAATATATAAATGTAGATAGAGAATCTGATTCTACGTATATACCGTCACTATCCAATGACACCAATAAAGTTTATTTGTTAAATACAAAATTAAGCTCTACTCCCAAAGAATCAGGAGGAAGTTCGGGATCATTTAAGGGGGTTTATTACGGTGATAAACAGACAGTATCTTTAGATCTATTCTCTTCGATAGGAACAGCGCCCTACAATTCATACATAATAGGCGGTTCTGGATATTCAATACTTGGATTTAGTGACGACGCCACGTTAGAGTCACAAGGGTACACAACATTCACTGAGAGGACAAATAGAAGAATAGAGATATCCTCTAATAGGGTAGTTGTGTCATTACCGAGTTCAATCTTGCCAACAGCGTATGAATGGAGTGCGACCTATAATGTTGGTGTCGACACAGGTGTTGGGGACATCAACGCTAGTAGGATAGAAAAACTGAGTGTTGGTGATTTTTCAATTACGTATGATGAGGATAAATAATGGCTAAGATATTTCCAGATAATATACAGCAAGATCCATATCCAATAATAGAAAACGGTTTAGAATATTCTAAAACTATAGACACAAACTCGTTGTATATTCTAGAAGAATTTAAGAAAATACTGCCGGATTCATATAAGTCAGGAGTAAACGGTCCTTATTATATAAACCAATTTAAAGCGATATCAGATGAATTGTCTCGTTTACAAATATCATTACAGGAAATATTGGGAGATTCTGATTTCTCTCTCATAAGAAGCGAATTTTTGTACAAGATGGTTGGATCTCTTATATTTAAAAGTAAGGATGGCATACCGAATATCAACGGAGATATATCATACAGAGAGTTTCTTGTAGAACTAATTAAACTTATAATGAATGGTTCAAGGAGAGATTCCATGGAATCAGCAATAGAATTATTGACTGATTCAACAGTTTCTGTTATTGAAAACGCTTTAGAGCATGGTAGAACATCTGAGGATTTTAGGAATCAATTTTCATTTAATGTGGATATTGTGACTGATGGTGGAACTAGATTTCCGGTTGATGCACTGGTTCTTGAAGAGAACGTTAGTATACTATTAAAGGTGATAAAGCCAGCTCATACTATATACAGATATAGAAATGTTTTTATTGATGCTTTCGGTTTCATTTTTGGCGAAAACTTAAGTTCTGAGGATGTAGAGGGGTTTAGATACGATGACGCAAGAGTATACTGTGATGGAATAAAAAACATAGTTTCTTCAAATGGGGAGACTCTTTCTAATAGATTTTTCTTTTCTGATGTCAGTGTCTCCTTTGATAATATAATAAAGAATTCAGTTCTAGAAATAATAAGTGGGACCAATAAAGGGATGTATAGAGTTGACGAGATTTTGGCATTTCCCAACACTGATTCGACGGAGGTCTCTTTTGAGGCTCATCCGTCCGGTTTATCTGGAAAATTAGTTGTTGACAATGAATCCTGTGCCCATAGTGTTTTGGATCCATCATGGCCATTCCTCCCAAAACCAGATTTTTCTGTATTTGTAGAAGGAGAAGTTATAAGTATACTTGAGGGATCGAATACTGGATCATACAGAATAAAGGAATTTATAGGGGAAAATGGTTGTCCCATAACGGGAACACCATCCGGGCCAGTTTATGATATAAGGGTGTCCAAATGTTTATTGAAATTAAAAACCAGAATGCCAAGTCAATTAAGTGGTCAAAGTTACAGGTTGGAAGTCGATAGATTGGGTATTAAAGAGACTAAAGTAGTTGTTGGTGAGGATGTTTCTTCACAATTTTATCTTTAGAGGCATGAAATGGCAGCAGAAATATCCAGTTCTATAGCAGCTAAGCCAACAATCATCTCTGCATCAAGAGAGGATCTAGATTCCGGTGACATAGTAACTTTAGAAGCTAATGATCTAACGCATCTAACTTATTCTTGGTCCCTTGTTTTCACCCCTACTTCTCTGGCTGGAGTTGCATCAGCGGCTTCTTTGTCTTCTACAACAGGACCAGGGCCAATAAACTTTACTGTTGATAATGAGGGATCATATTTAGTAAAACTTATTGTAGATTCAGGTTTGTTTACTGAATCTACTCAGTATGTCAGATTGAGGAGACTAACCGATTATTCGGGGCTAAGACTCGCCGCAGCTGGTGAAACAAAAACATCAACTGAATCAGTTCCTGTTGACATAAACGCGGATGGTTGGTCATTAGATCAAAATTTCAATTTGTTAAATTTGGAAAATGAGGTATCCTCGAATAGGGATATTCTATCCACAGCTGACGCATTTGGTAAATATCTTTCATTAGATAGAGCGTATGATGGTTTTGATTCTCTAGATCCAGCAGTAATAACACCGGGTTCTGGGAGGGTGATAGTCGCTGATTCAGGCGATGTGGTTATACAGTCTAGCATTGCCCCTAGTGCTATTACAGATTTGGACAACCCAGATGGTAGGCTGTTGGTCGAGAATGGGATATATGTTGGTTCTCCATCCGCAACTGAAATAGATATAATACCAAATGAGAGTAGCGCAGGCCCCTCAATAATAGGTGGGAACTCTGTAGATATAGATGTTCCTAGTAGTGGAAGATCTATCCCGGCATTTACTATAATGGCCGGATATGGTGCAACATCAAAGTACGATCTAAATATATTTACAAAGAGCATGGATTCGACGTCCGCAATAGGTGATTCGGGCGGAATAAATATAAAAACTGGGGATATTGAATCAGCGTCTAATCCGTCGAATATAAATATACAAACGGGTAAACTTCCAGGCATGGCCGGGTCTGGGGGTAACATAGTACTAGCGCCTTGCACCGGGAAAATACATGTATCTGATTTCTCTAGTAGTACGCCGTGCTCTCTAATGGCCGCTAATCCATTTGTTGGTGGATCATCTGGTGATTTAGTATTTTATATATCTGGATATGGTGAGTACACAGTTTCTATATTAAACACTGATAATATACTAGATGTGCAGAACAAATTAAATGCGATACCATTCTTTAGTTGTTTAGCTGATCCATTAAATGATCCTATAACAATAACATGCAGTGAGATCGGCCCTATAATCCAAGTATATTTCATATTGGATAAGTCTGATGCCGCTACTAACACAGCAGTTGGAGACTTTACTATTTTAGGCGGGGCTGGTTTTTCTCAAGGATCCTATGGTAATGGAACGACTCTATACTCTCTGCCATCATATTTAAGAATAGAAGGAGACGCTAGTGTCGGCGCAAACGATGGACATGGACATCTTTATAGTTGCGTTGATATGCAGTATGTTGATTTTGCTGCTTCGCCGTATTCGGTAGGGTATAAAGATCAATTTATTGAAACTGATACCACAGCTGGACCAGTGCTTCTAGATCTACCGGATCCATCATTAGTACCAAGAGGAACAAAACTCATAATAAAGGATTCGGTTGGTAATTCATCAACAAATAGTATTACTGTAACTCCAGCGGCCGGTTCTATAGATGGAATGGCCTCGTTTGTAATAAATTCTAATTGGACATCAATAACTCTGGTATCAAATGGGACTACTACCTGGTATTTGATATAAGGAATTAATGGATGTCTAGTTCTGAATACGGAAAATCTCCATATGGTTTGTCTCTATATGGATCTATTTCATCAGAAATTTCTATATCAAGTATAAATACTACGGAATTTTATGTAAATTTTCCGGTAGCAATGGACATATCAGATCCGTTATTGATCGATCCACTATCATACACAGTAACCCTGATAATGGGAGGGGTTCCATTAACTATATTGAGAGTTGCAGTTATAAATGAAACCAGAGTTATAGTTGCCCATACGGGATCCACCTTTGGGGGAGTATATAACATATCTGTTGTCGGGCCATCTGATATATATGGTGTAACTATAGAGACTGGCGGGAGGGGGGAAACAAATTTCTACGCGTATGGTGAAGCACCGCAATACACAGCAACTGCGATATCGGGGAATGAGGTTTTGTTGCTGTTTAGCGAAGATCTTATCTATACCACTGATATATTAGATATTTCTAACTATGAAATAGAAACTTCGTATGCAGTAACTCCTATACTAAATTCCTCTACTTTTATACCATCAAATAGAATAGTACTTAACATTACTGGGATGACAGTAACCTCATATGATTTATATTTCGGCGCATCAAAATCTATAAGATATGATGGTACATACATACCAGATATTAGTACAGAATTTAATTCTACAGAATATGGAACAGGTTTATCGGTGGTTTATCCGTACGGATTGAGATTATCGAAGAATTTAGGTGTTGAGTACGGGTGGATATTTGAGGATATAACCGGAAGAATAACTTCCGCTTCTGATACTAGAATCAATTTTGATATATCTACAACATCATTATCGGTGTCACCGTCTCTAACTAATTTAGACCTGGCAACATTATCATTCAGCGACGGAACAAATCAAATAGATCTTATCATTACAATGATAGGAGGTGAGAGGTACTTGGTTCTTGAGAGTGGGGCATTTACAGCAAATATAAGATACGATTGGACAAATTTTAGAGCGTCACTAACCAGAAATATTCTATCTGGAATGATTACATTCTCTATAAATGAAAATCCGTCAGTTGATATAGACACAATCATATTGTCGGAACCAATAGCTTCATTCACTGGGGCAGCATCCATACCACCAGGGGCTTCTGTTATATTATCCCCCAATTATTCAGTAACCGGATTTGGATTGAGTGGTTTGGGGATAGAATCATCATCAACTATATACTCACTTAGTTGGAATTTTGCTCATAGTGCATATTCGTCGTTTGTTGGGTCATCGGTTTTTACGAGAGAGGGGGTTTTGACCGAGAATGGACCTCTAGTCAAATCATGGGGTGATTCAACACTAGCCACAAAGGATGACGTTTCCGTTAGGGTCAACGGAATTGATCAATTAGTACTTGATGTGAATCCCTACATAGGAAAAATACGCGTACTTCCACCGATACCATTGATGCCATTGGGCGCGGTATCTGTAGAGGTGGATTACAGTTGGATGCCGAACCCAACTGTAGAAATACAGTCATTTAACACTGATGGGGCTGTATTAAATAAATGGGATAATCCGAATGGATTGATCGAACCAACCTTATTTCCTGGTTTGGGGGCGATTGATACAGAATCTAGATTTAATTTCAGAGCAGTTCTGGGCCCGGTAGAAAGATTGCAGCCCTTGGCTAGATCAATAAGATATTTTGGTTTTGAAAAAGAATACTCATCCGTACTAAATGACCCTACGTCATTAATACTGAATCAAAACCCGAATTCCATATCAATACAAGAATTTAACTACGATTTGCCATCAGAATCAATAATATATATCGGCGACGAGGATCCATCAAATTGTAGCGATCCATGGGAGTTGATGGGAACAAACCCCGGCGGGGTAACATCAGATGGTTTCTACAGAATAATAGACGAAAATTCTGGCGGTTTTCCCGAAAATAGTACCGCGTTCTACCATAAAGATATAGATTTAATAGGCGGGTATACAGTATACTCATCACACAGAGTAAAAGTAGAAAGCTATATACCCGATGGGGTATACTCAGGTATAGGTTTTGGATTCCATGATCATAAAACCTGGTATATCGCTGGTCTATTGGAAGTCAATGGTTTAAGACATGTTGGGTTTATGAATAGGTTTCCTGAGCCAGAGAAAGTATCTTCCTGGTCCTTGGGCCCATCAATACCCATAGACATAACAGGTTATAATGAAATACGCATAGAAAACAGCAGAAGACCGGTTTCCCTCGAAATCGGTGACAGGTTCCAAATTATTGAGGGTGATCAGCGGGGCATATATGAGATTTCCGGAATATTTATAGGAGAATCGGATACAGTACTAAACATCAGTCCGAATTTACCTAGCGATTACAGTTCATTTGGTAGTTCATCGGCCAATGCCATATTCGAAATAGACTGGTCTGAGGATTTCTACACTTATAGAATGGTTGTAAATACTGAAACCAAAGTTTCAGTTCTTTACATTTCAGGTGAAATATCTTCGAGTTTTACTGTCGGGGGTGGCATAGAGTTATCCCACCCGTCTGAATCTCCATTTCTATTTGATAATAATAATTGTAAAGTTTTTTGGGGATCAGTCGGTAGAAACCAGACCAGTTCTAGCTTATGGGAATCAGTCAGGTATGGATCGGTACCAAATAAATTTATAGAATCAAATAACGGTGTTATAGTATCAACTGATCTAACTATTCATAAGCCAGACGAAGATTTAAACTCAGAATGGTTTCCGTACAGGGATGTTGGTATTATAGAGAGAGGTTTATCCGGCTGTGATATCAGCAGCATAGACGGATTTTCGTACTCTAGAGTTATTCCGTTTTTAGATCCGAAAAATTATACAGATTTTGATTTCAATTTTGTATCAGATTTTGATTCAATTTCTGGATCAAATATTGTACATATAAATGATTCAGTTAAGGACATAGAATTCAGGACAATATCCTATTCAGAGGGCCCAATCATCCCTAATGCCCCTTATAGGAGGATAGTTGATCCGTGGTCTTACATCCAATTGAATGGAAGATCGAGTATTGATTGGGACACTAGCGTTATCAATGATATCGAGATAATAAGGAAAGACAGTTATTCATATATAATGAAGACCGGCCCGAACGGCGGTTATTATTATAGAGATACCGGATCGGCATCAAATGGAAATGTTAGATCATTCGAATCAAGGATTTTATTTGGTAGCTACACACCCGGATCAACAATACCGTTTTATTTTAAAATCGAAGGAAGCGACTCGCTACTAAATAGATCTGTTACGATTGTTTTTGGCACTTCCCCATATTCTGTTACACTTAGGGATGAAACTGGTGCGGATGTCCATAGCTATTTATTTGATTGGGATGATGGCCAGTTCCATAAATACAAATTATTATTGGATGGTGATACCGATGCTGTATCAATATCAATAGATGACGCTGTTCAGGCACCGATTTTATCATTTTCGTCTTTTTCCGGTTGCATTGATGGAAATAAAGCGTATTTTGGCGCTACTAGTGGACTACAAGATGTAGAAGTAAAATTTGATTATTTATACTATGCTGTATCCAGAAATGAAACTCAGCCAACCAAAAGAACAATAGGAATATATTTAGGTGGGGATGAAAATGATATTAATTCATACGTTATACCGAGAACAGATGCATCTCATGTGAATAACGATGACATTCTTGCTTTAGTTTCTGAATATGATTATACTACAGCTTCAGATCTTAGAATTCATATAGATCCATTTTGGGGTGTTACGGTTTTCAATCCAACAATACCACCTCCTCCATACACGGATATATACGATCAAACTTCTTCCTTGATATCTGTAGAGTACCAGAGACTTCCACAGAACATATCAAATTTCGGTTACATAAGATGGGGTAGTGATTTCCTTTCCAGAAGCACCTGGAACTATGTAAGGTATCATATATACCTGTATAACAATGGGGAAAGGCTACCAACCCCATCAAGAATGGTTTTTAATAATTATAACATTTTATCAAGTGGGGAGATGGTAAATGATAAATATCCAGAAGTAAAAACGATTTATTCAAGAACCAACAATGAGATACATTTATTGGATTGTGGTATAAATGCGGATAATGTCTTAAAGGTTTATTATGATGGAATTGTTCTAAATAGGAGTTTGTGGGATTTCTCTAGAAATGATCAAATAATAAATTTGGTAAACCCATTGCCAAGTTCAGGATACCCTGTTCAGGTAACATTTGAACCTGGGATGCCTGTTACATATACATATTTACTAGAACAAGATTTATGGGATGGGAATATATTATTGAATGAAGGTACTCCGCCTGAACAGTACGGACAATCTGGAGGCTATTATAACACTGTTGTGCCAGGCGAGCTTATAGAGAGTTCGAACTCTGATTTTATCGATAATAGATCATACATGTATCAATATGATGGAACTACAGATGGCACTAAATTCACAGACATAGATATAATAGAAGTGAACGACAGCGGGGAGATTGGGCTGTTGTCCATGATGTGCGATACCCAGTTTAACGGGAATGGTTTAATTGAATTCAGTTTGGGTAGCGATTTTTCATATAGTGGTGGTGTAATAGAAAGAGAATCTGATAATCCATATGAAGATCATTTCTTTTTTGTAATTGACGGCTTCAGTTCATCCTCTGGATATGAGTTGCCATATTCGTTCCCGTACACCCAATACGACATTCTATACATTAGTGGTGGGTACCCGGTAGTTGGTGGGGTTATAGGCAGTAATATAATATATCCAAATTACGGAGCCAGTAAATATAACCCATTAGGTAAAAATGTGAATATATGGTTTTCTTTAGTCCCGGTGTAATCTTACACTAATCCATTTATGGTATAGTTATGCTGGATGGTTTAGGAGTTTGAAATGAAAAAAGAAGAAAATCTTAATATAGGTAGAGATTCATTGAGAATGAGTATGAAAAGTGTTTTTGCGTCAAATTTTCTTAGTGCCAAAGGCAGGTTCTTTATTAAAATGTATAACGAAGACGGTGATCTGGTACACGACATCGAAATTGATAACCTGATAACATATGATTCTGGGATATTGGCTGCGAGATTATGTAAAGACCCATTAGAACCAAGTCATGGTTTTAACATGTTATCAGTAGGAACTGGAGCAACAGGATCTATACTGAGCCCAGATGCTCCAGATAGAAGACAGAGAAAATTGAATGCAGAAATAAGTAGAAAAGCGTTTAGTTCGACATCATTTATAAATGAATCTGGGGTTTCGGTAAGTTACCCTACTAATGTTGTCGACTTTGTAACCACTTTTGGATCATCAGAAGCTGTTGGGCCATTGACTGAAATGGGTATACTAAGTACTATATCTGATAATCCGCTGATACAAAATTTGAACCCAAACAGTTTCCCAACTAGAGACACAACACTAGATCTCAGCTCATACGATATATTATGTAATTATGTTACATTCCCAGTGATGTCTAAGTTAGTTGGTTATTCATTGTCAATTGTTTGGAGAATAACTTTTGGTTAATGTCGGAGAGAAATAATGTCTATAGGCGATAAGTACTTTGATGTACAAGCGACCCCAAATTCAGTATCGGGGAATAAATCACCCGACGAAACTGGGTACATAGGGGTAGTTTTTCAATCCGGGAAACCAACAGTAGATTTTGAGTATCAACTTATACAGGACATAAGAAATGAGATTCTATCCAGAATAGATAGAACTAGATTTCCATCAGGTTTTGTTGGGGCGGGATCAAGGATCGATAAGGATGCGGTAGATTATTCTTTTATTAGTGATCCAGCAGATCCATCATTTGTTAAGAACACATTCTACTTAAGTAAGCAAAATGCTATTGTATCCGGAATACCTGTTACGGTATCATACACAAACTCGTTAACGGAAACCAATATAATAGAGCTTGGTGATCCACCATTGATTGTTGGACCACCACCAACATTGAATAGAACTGATTTCGTCTTCTTAGAGGTTTGGCTTTCTCTTGTTGCCCCATCTCCCAGAGCAAAAGCAACAATTACAGTTTCTTCCATTCCATCACCTGGTGATACAGTAACAATAAATGGAAATATTTTGACGGCCGTTGCTGGGGCACCGGCAGTTGATCAATTCCAAATTGGGGCAACAGAATCGGATACGGCAACTAATATATATAATGCTGTTAACAACGTAGCGAATTCGTATTTTGTTGATGTATATTCAACAGTAATTGGCGATACTGTAACAATCATAGCGCAATCGCCCGGAGCGGTGGGCAACGCGATAACACTTGCGTCCAGCGTCCCTTTAGTCATGGTAATATCCGGAGCAAATTTATCTGGGGGCGCTGATAGAGTTAATAAACCGGACCAGAGTTCAGTATACAGAAATGGCAATGTTTTGTCTTTAAGTAACATACCAGACGATATCATGGATGATTCAATAGCGTATGAGACGTCTCAGAGAGTTCAAGTACAATATAGAATAAGAACTACCGGTCAAACTGAAGCTGTAGATTACATAACCGAACCAAATGGTTTTGAGAACCCGTTAGTTCTGGCTTTTGGCGGTATCGGGTCCTCTGTTGCTGGTTATCAATTTGTTCCAGCAGATAAGGCCACCGTAGTTGGGTCTTCATCTGCGGTTAGTTACGGAATAGAAGATCCGGGACTGTGGATAGCGGGGGATGGATCATCAACGTCAGCAACAGATCTCCAAACATTGGATGGATTTGTCTATGCAGTGCCGATAGCATTTGTCTATAGGAAGAATGACGCTTATGCCGCTGGATTGGGAACGGGTTTTGACCCGACCAATAATACTATAGGCGGAGCCCCGACCGATCACCCGGGTTTTGCTAGCACCCATAATCCGTATGTTGTTGCGTTTGCGGCCGGTTCATCCGATAGACCGGATGGTGGTTATCCGGACGCTATAAGTAGATCAGACCTAATGGATTTGAGGAGGCATATATCCACATGCGGTATTGATTATGCTTCAGAATTAGAATGGCAGTTAGATCAGCTTTATAAAAATAACATAAGAACATGGCAGTTAAATACTGCTGATGAGTATGAGTTGGGAAACGGAAGTGGTGATGTATCCACTACTAACATGATATGTGATGAATTCGGAAGAAGCAATGCGACTGGTGGTACTGGTATAGATAGCGGAACAACCACAAGAGGAAATTTTAGAAGGAATTTTGATCACATAGCTAGAAGATTTGGTGATCAGCCAGTTTTAGAAAGAGTTGTTCTCAGGATATCAAAATCATATGTTGTTGGTACACACCCGGGAATGTATGTAACATCGGGTGGTGGGGCTGGTATCAGGTGGTATGATGGGGATGTAATAACAGTAGATCTGGATAATCTAGATGTTTCGACACTAGAGAATTTTGATCCAGCCACCGGGTCAAAAGCTGCCCCTAATGACTTTGGGTATTTCAATTCATTAGATGTAATAATATCGGATGTTATTAGTGTTTATCATGATGATGGTAATTATGTTACCGCAGTTGATCAGAGCACAAGACTTAATGATATAAGTGGGGTTGGTACAAGATTAGTAAATCTAACTCTTGGACAGAATCCAGTTCTTGTAAATGAAGGCGACCCAGCAATAGTTGTATATAACCCAATGGTTGGTAATGCAATTGATGGTGATGTGGGTTCCGCAAGGACTATCTTTGTAGAGTTGGAAATACTCTATCCCCATTCTTCCAGTGGCGGTGGAACGTCTGAAACACCGGTATACGAATTGGTTCCTGATACAACTAATTTCCCGTATGGTTCTTTTATAGAAAATGATATAACACAGAGACCATCAGATTTTAGTTCATTGTTACCACCAAAATTCAGAGAAGGCAAAAGAGAGATAGCCATAGAATATGCCCCAGCGCCAAATTTTTATGAAGTTGTGAGTAGAGATACAACTAATATAATAACTCCATCTAGAATGTGGGGCGGTCTTGTTCCAACATATAGTGATGTGGCGGTTGGTGTCCCCACACCTGTTTTAAGTGCTACTTACGGATCAAGTGAAAGAGCAGTACAGACGAATGTCCTTTCTGGTACCGGCCAGACAAAATGCGTATTACTTTATCAACCCCAGGAACCAGTACCGAATTATGGGGCGAATGGATACCAAATATCTTCATATTATAGGACAGTTGCACCACAGACAGCCGGGATAAAAACCGCTCCATTAACCGGAGCTGGTGGGACATTACCTAGTACACTGGTTGTTAAAATTCTATGCATGTCTGATAACATGTGGGCTGGACAATCATCTGTTTCATCCCCAACTGATCTATTGCCTTATCCATCACCAATAGAGCAGATATCCGATGGTGGATATTCAGAGGATTCATATTGCTCTATTGGGGATGCCTATATAAGTGGCATGGATATAGGGTCAGGGTTATTCAAATTAACAGTATCATCTGTATTGATAAACGATGATAACATATCCATAGGTGATGCTGCGGTATATCCACCGAATATTGATATGGAATTTAGAGCATATTACCCAGATAAAAACAATTACCAGGATTCATCATCAATTCCATATACAGGTATGGTCACCCACAAGAATACAGTACCCATGCTGTCAAAGGTTGAGATAGGTGGGGGGGTGTTAAAAAGGGGTGATATTCTTTTAATGGTGGCTACCACTTATAGGACTGATCGTAATAATAGGGTAAGAAATGACATGATATCCGGATCTGGGGATATGATAATATATTCAATTTATAAAGTTAAGAATAGGATGATAGAAAATGATAGGACGGGGGAATAAATGAAATATTTGTACAATTTTAATCAAGCTACTGGTGATTTTGCGGTTTCGAATCCCGTTGAGATAACCGGGACGTATGTGTTATCTATACCTCCAGGGGTCACTGTTCCAGATGATACACCACCAACTTTTGGTGAAATATTCACCAATACAGATTACGGATTAATATCACTATATCAGAATTTCAGCGGGATAGTGTACGGGTATATGAATACCTCATTTTCAACCGGAGATATATCAGTTGATCTTACTGGATCGATTGATAATTCATTAGGGGCTCTGATACCTGCACCGTATAATAAAGTTCTATACTCTAGAAAACAAATATCATCGTCGCAAACCTGCTATTCCGCTTTGTTGTCGAATCTTACGGATACTTTTGAACCTGGGATGATAGTTACAAGTACAATCAATGTTCCAACATTTAATGGAGGTTCATTGTGCGACCAGATGATGGTCTATTGGAAAATACATAAGCAGGTTCTATCTCACGATGTTATAGAGGATTCTGTATCAGATATAAACACACCTGTAAAGAAGTACATTGATGAAGTCTTACAAGATTTGTCAGGAAATTTTGTAGTTGGGATATCAATAGACGGGGCTGATTTTATTCCAGTGGAAAGACTGGAAATACTTATGAATCCAATATCTGTAACAAATGTAAAATTGTGTTTTATTAACTTATCTACTGATAAAATTTATATAGAAAATTGTGCACTGATGTTTAATGCCGTTTAATTAGCATCTTTATTAAATAATAATTACGGAGATATCGGCTCTGGTAGAGTTTTTTACTACCTGTATAACAAAAAAGAGAAGAGTAATGACAATAAATTTTGGGAATGGCGTTTCCAGAACTTTGACACCAGAGCAGAGAAACTTTTTGGATATAGTATTCCAGAGAGGAAAACCGCCAATAGACGCGGATTTTAACTTCTCTCAACAAATACTGAGCGATCAAATACAGCAGGCATTCAAGGGCTTGATGCCGTCTGGGTTCATACTGGATCCCACTAGATCAAACGAAGATTATATAACAAGTAAGGAATATTCCAACATGTTCATGTTGGGCAATTCTGATCCATCAGAAACAACACCAATAGTGCACGCGTTTGTTAACGGGTGGTTTGTTCCTGTCTCCGGTACAAATATTAATTCAGAAATAAACTGCATCAAGTTATACCCACCTCCTGCAACTGATAGTAGAATAGATTTTGTATTTCTAGAAGTTTGGCAATCATTAATATCACCGAATCCATCAACAATAAACAAACCATCCTCATCAACCATATGGAAGTATGGTAATGTGGAATATGGTGGTACGAACATAGATGATGATCTAATTGATCCGACTATAGGTAGAGAAGTAACTAAAAGAATACAATTACAGTACAGAATAAGGGTTTTTGGTCAAGGACATGGTTTAGGTTCTAGTGTGTCCTTGGCGGCCTATCCTGATGGTTTAGACGATCCAAATATCCTAGGGCAGGGCAATTCAACCACCCCAGTTGGTGGGTATGTATTTTCCAACATGAAGGACGTTCTTGGGGACCCGGGCTTATGGAGAGCTGGGGATGGAGCAAGCAGCAATTCTTTAGGGACTGCAGATGGCTATGTATATGCGGTTCCTATCTGTGCTATATTTAGAAGAAATTCCTCCTCGTTCTCATCCTTTTCTCTTGCCGGGGCATCCAACAATAATGGCGGATATAACAGGAACCCGTCAGCTTCATTTTTATCAAATCCAAGAAACGGGGCCAAAGAATTAAGTACCCCGTCTCTTCCAGTTATGTTATCACACGATTTCATTGGTGACATTCTTGTAGATAATTTGGTTGATTCTGGAATGGATGATCCTGTATTTCTAGCTTCGAACAAGTATTTAAAAATTGGATCTGAGATTGTGAAGGTGTCCTCAATAGATGTTGGCACCAATACCATAACTATATCAGAAAGAGGAAGAGGCGGCACCAACGCCACTAGTCATGTCGTTGGTACAGAGCTGTCTTTTGTGAATTCTAGGCCAGATGGTCTATTCTCTGATGAAATAAGCGATAATGACATACTTGATTTAAGACATGCAATAAATCCTGGTGACTGGGATTATGATAGGCTTCTCCAGCACAACTTCTCGACGCTGCTTAGAAATGAGTTAAAAACTTCATGGAAGAATTCCGCAACCGGTGATTCGCAGGGTGTTTTAGTCACAGAAGTTGATCTGTTGCATGCTGATGGATCAGTAGCCCCTCCACCAGATGTTGAGGTTTTAGACGGTCCTGATGGCATAAGAACAATTTGGTCTGATGCATCTGTGATTCAGTTCGGTGTCACAGCGTTATTGGACCCTGCTGCTCCAAAGGGAGCAGATCAGTTTACAACAACAACATTTGATGTTTCAACAGTTTGGGATATTGGAGCCAACTTTAACCCAACTGGTTTTATAAATAACGCTGTTGATGAATGGAGTGATGGGTCTTCTATATTTCTATATTTGGACAGCCCTAGAGAAACATTTAGAGACAGTGCGACAAGAGCTGTTAGGTTTGTCTCTCCGAAGGAATACTGGAAGGAAAAAGTATTCGTAGACTTAACTCTTTATGAAGAAGTGGAGAAACAATATCTAAATAACTTTTCTGTTGGTAACCAGAATCCAGTAAAACTTAACATGCTGGGGTATCCATTTATGAATGCCCCATATAGTTTTTATTTCGATCAGGGATCCCCTGGGTATTTCTATCCCCTTAAAGAATTGAATTTTGAATGCCCGTTTATATTTCTCGGTGGGTTATTACATGGTTCACTAAAAACGACTTTTGATGCGAACGCAGCCATATCAGCATCCGTTACTGGAGAAATAAACAATATAGATATAGGGATAGATTTTGATACGAGTGGGGTTTATTGGGGTGGGAACACAAGAAACATACTCGGAACAAGTGACTACACATACGATTACGATTCAGAAATTGATGACATAACTTCACCGTTGTTAAATGGCAGGACAACCTTAAGAAAACTAATGACAAATGGTTACACAGATAGGACTGGAAATTCAAGTGAAGTATATGTGGTATTATGGGGGGACACCGTATCCGGAGGGGATAATAATGGAGTCTTCAGAGTCATAGGTGTTGGAACAACTGGTCAAATAACGGATGTTATTTGCAACACTAATACAAGTATCATGGTAACCCCAGTAGGAAACAATACCCTGTCTTGGGCGGTTTTTCCTACTATAGTAAATTGCGAATTTAGAAGCCAGTACACAACCCAAGATGATGGTAGCGCATATCCAGGAATCGCAGCAGCCGTTATATCCTTGACCGATTCAAGTTTCGACCCAGCTGGTAGATGTTCGGTAACGGGGGAAAATTACTGGTATGGAGCTGGTGGGAACGCAACATACCCAGCTTCATCATCTACATTTGATAATAAAATGATGGTGTCTTTGTCTTTGTTATATAATAAAGACAGGTCTGGTTTTGCAAGAATTCCGTACGAACTATCCGGAATATACGCGTATGAAAGTGACTCAAATACATTGAGGCAGGGGTTGGGTGAACTTGATTCCACTATAGTAAATAACTTGGGTTTGGTGGCTGATAACGAATATCCAGCAAGCCCCGTGACTATGATGTTACCAGTCTATGATAATGGCTTAGATGTTTCTGGGGAGGTTAGACCGTTTACTAAAGATGGGTTTAGGCTGGACGAACAAAAAATAAGTACGGGGGATCTCAGGGATTCTGAATGCTTCTATGATAAGGGATCAAAAACACTAGTATACAGACCATATAGAAAAAACAACATAACTCTAAAAGGATACACAAATACAAAACAAAAATTCGGACCACCCCCAACAATATTTAGTTTTTACGGAACATACTATGGTATGCCTTCGGTGCCCATTGATCCGGCAGGACTATTCAGTAGCGCCATGGGTTATGCTATACCAAATGAATTCATGCCAAAATTCGGTAGATTAGATATACCTTATAGGTATGGTAGTGATTCCAATTTTCTATCCGGGATAAACCATCTTTTCTGTGATAGTACTGATCCGACAAATGCCGTTTTTAACATAATAGGTGGCGAAGACAACACTTCTGGGGGGAATTTAGTAACTCCAATATATTTCCAAACTGGGTCAACATCCGGTCATAGTTATGGGGATTGGGGCACAATAGCGCCGCTGGTTGTCAACGCTTATCAGGCCAGATTGACAACGGATATCGGCTTGGTACCAAGCACCGAAGCAGATGAGTTAAAGAGAAGATTAGCTGATGTTGGTTCCGAAGATGTCGGATTTGGTCTATCCGGAATCCAATTACCACCGTGGATCGGAATCGCCAGACTGTACGGGGTTTATGAAAGGAATAATTTCCTCTCAAAAGGCGGAAAAACGTTCCAAGCCGACAGAATAACTCCAGAAATAGACCCAGCAATCAACTTGCTGAAGACGGACGCGGATAAGCAGACATTATATATATTCAAGGACGGTGCCCTTGATGTAAATCTGAGATACGGTGATCATACATACATAGTGCCATCAAATATAGTGGATATCTCAAAAATACCGGATTACACTCCTACTGATAAATTTACTGATTTTGAATACGTTGTTGAATGCACTGTATTTGGTTTCCCATACATGTGGATCAATGGATCTAATTATGTAATGTCTAGGGTTCATGATGGTGCAGGAACAGCCATTATTGATGGTGTTGACTTGGAACTTGAATACGTTCCAATGATACTGAATAGTCCAGCACCATTGAATTCAAGGGTCTATTCTATCTATTCAAGGATACCATATCAAGGTGATGTTTACATGACAAGGAATGTGACTTCAAGAGTCACTTCCGACTATGAAAACAGGTATGGTGGTATAGACACATCTGATGCGTACGAACTAAGAAACGAGATACAACAATATGATTCAGATGGGGATTCTTTAATACAAACACCAAATCCGAGATCATTCGAGATACTATCTTCTATTGATTTTTATACCACTCTAGGTACCGGAAATATAGGTGGTGAGCTTAGGCCAGGAACGATTTTGGATGTATGCCACCCTGAAGTATCAGATGCGTATTCAACCAGGATACCGAATTCAGTAACAGCCCCATCAATGTTGATGGAGACAAGAGCATTTACTGAAGGACAGAAATTAAATAAAAACAGAGCCTATATTGATTTGGTGTTCAGAGATATCACGGTACTAGAGGACGCATCATTTGATATACTATACGATGAAGCTGTTGGTAACTTATATTACAATGGTGGGTATAGCTCTGCCGCTGGGGTGAGGAATACAGCAGTTGCTGGTTTTCCGTCTGACTATGAGTTCCAGATAGGAGCAACGATAGAAGATACAGTAGATAATCTTGAAACCTCGTTAAATGCTGTGATGCTTACGAATCTTAGAAGCTCCATGTATATAGAAAAGGGTATCGATAGAATAAGAATGTATTCGTATTTTCCCGGATCAAAGGGGAATGATATAAAATGTGTTGTGAACAGAAATTTATTAAATCTCGGAAGCCAACCTGGAATGTATTTCATATCAGGTACTGATAATAATTCTTTGTTCTCTGGCGGATCACGGTTTTCAATGTCTGGGATAACAAGACCATCTCCATACAGAACATTGGTCAAGATGGGTGGGGGGGTTGATCTTATCAATAATGCAGGAAATGGATCTACTAGAAATGACATGGTTGGGATAACTGAGAGGCTTCCTCTTGGGATTTTGTTGCAAGATTCAGATTTTATCTGTGAAGACATCCTAAACAATGGGAATTCATCGCTGGTCACATATCCGTCAAAAATAATTGGTGATAGTGAGTCGACAACATACAGCGATTACAATCAGATATTGGGAGGGGTTGGTCAAACACTAGCCATGTCAGATGGGGCTATACTAACGTATACTCCATATAGCGACTCAACCCCTACAGGAACAAGAAGATTCAGACTTTATAGGGGTGGTGGATCGGTGTTCATATCATCCGGAAAGACACCAGGAGGACCAGTTGATATCTCTGTAGAATCGATATCAAAATCGGACTACCCAGTTTTGAAGGGCGGTGTGTTGTACGGAAAAGCCTTCTTGGTTAGGAACTTCAAAGAAACCGTCTTCGGGAGTAACGCAACATATGGGGATGAACTTCAGATGTTGATTGTTACATATGGAAAGATCGGGAACGGGAAAGAACAAACAGATGGATTGAATCTATCTGGTTCTATATCTCCAACTGGGTACGGTGAAGGTTATGCAGCCGCTGATAGGTACAGATTGGAGTCGAGGCCTTTAATCAAGTCTTTCAGTAGATCAGTAACTGATCCGATAACAATAGCACTTGCAAAATACTCAAAGTCTAGGGGTGAATAATGGACGATGGATTAAAATACATTCTGAAGAGTACTCATGATATCATAAGGACAAAGGTATCCTCTTTTGGAGGAACATTTACAGGCCCTATTAATGGTGATCCGACAATAATACTTTCCGATACGAGGATATCAACCCCAACATACGGTAATAGGATATCATTAACTGGTGACGATCTTTTAGGTGTTACGCCTCTAGGAAAAACCAGAGGCGATTCATCATCTGAAGATCTGTCTTCAGATATGCAATCTAGTATCGTAGGGAATTTGAATATTATAGAAGAAGTTAGGGAAGCCATTGGTGGTGATAGGACCGGAACCAGGAAAGGTTTACACAATTCATCCATCCTACTTGATGGGGCGGATGTTACTGCGGGTGCAGCTGGGTTTGTTGACGTAAGCGAGTCCTGGTTTCTGCATAGCGGGCAAACAAGATACTTTGCTTCCGATTCATTGGCGGTGGGTGCTTCTACAGATTATATAGTTAGATACAATTACTCTTTAGATACAGCGAATGGTGGTATTGAGGTATCAACAACCCACGATTGGTCCCTAGAAGGAGAGAGATATTTCTCAATAGCTCATATATCGACCGATGCAACATCAACAGTAACCGAAATAAGGGATCTAAGAAGAAACCAGAACTATATAGAAAATAAATTTGAGATATTGGTTGGAAATAAAAGGGGGTGTAATTTCAGCACCATAGGCGAGGCTATGGAGTTTGTGAGATTATCCTCAATAGCACAGGTAGAGTATGTTCCTGGAAACGCTAAAGTAACATCTACAGTATCAGATAGATACTTTAAAATTAAAGTAATAGGAGATACAGTAGAAACATCAGCTCCTATATTCTTGCCAACAACAGGGGTTGTGATTGAAGGTTTATCTGATTGCGCTAACTACAGTTTTAATGATGCTCCGGTTGTAAGCTGGGATGCCAGCGCTGACCATGTATCATTATTTAGAACCCTACCTGGCGAAGAATATAGCAATATACACATAAAGAACATACATTTCTACCAGACAAATGTGGCCGCATTCCCTCATACCGAAAGCAGGCATCTAATCAATGGTTATAGATCTTATGGGTTTTCCAACTGCAGATTTGAAAATATAAAAGTTTCAGGTAGGGTATGTGACTTCATTAATTTGGAAACAACTGATACTAACTATAATATTTGGGTGAGAGGGTGCGTGTCTGATTCCATTATTGGCGATTTTTTGTATGTTTCTCCGTCGTCAGAGATATCCAATGTTTATATAAGTGATTGTTTATTTAACAGCTCGGATGGCTACGCAATTTATATGGAGAACGCGTATAATGTAAAAATAAATAATAACATGTTCAATAATTTTGGATATGGCATATATTTAGATTCTACACACGAAGCTACGATATCTGATAATATAATAAATAATTCGACGGATTTTGCTGTCTATAGCACAATGGAAAGGACAGTAATAACTGGAAATATTTTCAGACTATGCCAAACCAATGTCGGGGATTATGTAATTAAGTGTTACGGCGATGAATCAATAATAGTTGGAAATAGTATATCGGGTTTTGTTTCTGGTTCATATGGGGTTTTATCCAATGGTTCCAATTGTGTAATAAATGACAATACATACAATGATAATATAGCGTCAAATCCGGGACCAAATACAATAGACTATGGGGATTCAGATAGGACCAAAGCAGGGCCGTATCCTACTGTTAGGGATGGTATTCTTGATTCAAAGGTGGGTGACGTTTTTTACGTGAATCCATCAGTGTTTGAATGGATGGATGATAACATTACATCCATAGCAGCTGGGATTTCTGTTAAGTATTCATTTACTGACGGAAAATACTTATATGTTGGAAATACACTTGTTTTGACTTGTTTACAGATAGATTTGTCTGGATCTCATACCACATTGTGGACCTATGCACCAACATCGGGCACTATAATAGATGTAAAGCATTACGGTGGATACATATGGGTGGCCAACACGGGGATGACCGTAGGGAATAGAGAGATTGTTGGTTTAAATTCTGATACGGGGGTAGAAGTTTGGTATTTGAATCACAGCGGATCATATGCTGATCCAACAAAAATAGCGGCCTATGCCTCCCCAACTGACAGGTCTGGGGCGGTTTCCGGTTTCGTTTACACCGCGTGTGGAATAGAACTAGTTGAATATTCGTTTACAACCGGAACAGCGTCTTTGTCATTAAATTCAGCATACACAGGAAATGCTGGAAATGTAATACACGACGTTGTCTGTGATAACCAGCTAGTTGTGATATCTAAGGATCAATCGGGCGCTTCTGATTGGGACACATACTCGGTAGTTGCAATGCCAGTAAATCCATTGGCTGGCGGTGCTTTGGTTGAATACTGGAGCAAAACTGATGCTATAACAAATTTTGGACATTTGTTAATTGATGATGATTACGTATATCTGATTGATGAGGATGAGGGTTTGTCTAATTCTTTTGCATTTGGAAAAAAAACAGGCGGACAGTTGTGGTCGGTAGATGCTAAAATGTCAGCTGCGTATCCATATCCAGTACAGGATGATAAATACATATACTATCCGTCAGCCGGGACTTTCCAGGCAAGATTGGATAAAAAGAATGGGATAATCGTCGGATCTGATTTAGTACCAAATGTGATGTTTTCATGTTCGGATGGGGTATTGCAGTATACTGTTGATACATCATCGGATTTACATGTCAGTCCTGTATGCACCACATCAGCTTGCATGTATAGGGTTAATGATTACTTAATGGCTAGGAGAGTAACTTGAAGATTTTTTTATCACTATATTCTGGTTACGATGAAAAAAATTTCCTGTATAAATTTGAACTAAAGAAAAGCTTTAATCCCCCCATACCAAGGGTCAATGAAAAAATTGTTGTTCATAATAGGGTATTCGTATGCATAGATGTGGTTCATTATTTTGAATCAGATTACGAAATAGCTCTAATGGTTAGAGAGGATTCCTCAGATGATTCTGAGGACAAGGAAGATCTGGATGAATCAATCAGAAGTTTATCAGAAGCTACTGGAGATAAGGAAGAAGAGGGATCTTAAGTTAAAAAGACCCAAATACTTAAAAGATAAATTAGATGATGGCGGTGGGTTAAACCTAAGATATTATCAGAGTCAGGCTGTTTTACACCTGATGGTTATGAATAGGTTTGTTCTTGGTGATGATACCGGATTAGGTAAAACACTTGAGTGTATAGCGTCCCTTTGCCATATCTGGTCTAGGGAAGAAAATCAAAAAGCAATAATAATAACAACCAAATCCTCTTCTGGACAATGGGAAGACGAATTTAATAAGTTTACCTATGGTGTTAATGTCCATAGGGTATCATCAAAGGGCGGTCCAGAAAAGAGGAAGAAGGTTTATGAGGATTTTTTATCCTCCACAGGACCTTCGGTTTTGATTATAAATTATGCTATAATTAAGAAAGACTATAGCCTCATACAAGATTGGGAATCTTACATACTGATCCTGGATGAATGTTCAGCTGTAAAATCTACAGGAACACAAGTACATCAAGTGTGTTTTTTTATGGCCAAGAAAGCATCTAGGGTTTGGGGTGTTTCTGCAACCATAATAAAAAATAACCTACTAGAGGGATTCGGGATATATAAAGTTGTTCTTCCTTCTCTTTTCGGAACTAAAAGTTCATTCATAAAAGACTTCTGTGTTACAAAAATGCAGAATATATCGGGAAATAGGAGAATTCCGATCATAGTTGGGTATAGAAAAAAAGACATAGAAAGATTTAAGGAAAAAATAGACCCATATTTTCTAGGCAGGCCAAAGCATGAGGTTGCAACAGAACTACCATCCTTAATATGCAAAGTAATAAATACAAGAATGGATAAGAAACAAGATTCAATATACGAGGACGCATTAAATGGTTTACTGATGGATGGGGACTCTGAAGCGAAAAAACTTGTTGCCCTTGTTCATTGTCAACAGGTGGCGAATCATCCATTATTAATAGATCCTGATTGTGATGTTGGGTCCAGCAAGCTCGAAACACTATTTGATATGTTGAAGGAGGGGGATTTAGAAGGAGAAAAGGTTATAATATTTTCAAGATTCAAGAAAATGGTATCCGTTATAATGGATAGGGTTAAAAAAGAATTCAAAGGTGAGGATTACTGCCTTAAGATAACCGGTGACGAAAACGATGAAGGGAGAAAGAGGGCGAGGGATCTGTTTCAAAATGAAGATTCTAATACAAAAATCGTATGTATAACAATGGCAGGAGGAGAGGCCATTAATCTCCAAGCAGCGAAAGCTATCATATTCTATGATACACCATTTTCTGCAGGAGACTACCTCCAGATTCTTGGTAGAATGATCAGAATTGGGAGCGCCCATAGCTCAGTATATGGTATACATCTAGTTAGTGAAAGATACAATAAAGGCGACGGCAAAACAATAGACAAACATGTTATGAATATCCTAACCAAAAAGATGGAGCTAGTTGAGGGGGTTTTGGGTAAAAGAATAGTCGGTGACAGTAGGATATTTGATTCCAAATCTGGAACCAATGATCTATTTGAAGTTCTTAGGGATGAATTAAAGTCCAAGAGGAAAAAGTGAAAAACAGTCATCCTGAATATGACGATGATGTGTCTCCCACATTCTCCAAGTGTGAGAAATGCGGTGGTAGAGGGGTGGTGTTTATACCAGGATCATCCCCGCCGAAGGCAATAAGATGCGAGTGTTCGGTGTATAGGGATCTTGTTTACACTATGGAGAATGGTTGGGTTGGATTGTCAAAAGCAAATAACATAGATGAGTCTATCCTTGAGAATAGAGTTAATAAGAATCTCCTAATAACAGCACCGTTGCCGGTTTTTAGGGAGCACATGAAATATGTGGCCATGAGAATGGGGTATAGGTGGCATTTCAAAGTGACATCAGACTCGGATTTGGTGAACATATGGTTGTCAAAGCTATCTGACGTCAAAGACCCAGATTATAGAGAGCCCCCAATAGAAAATAACAACTTGAACCGTTTCGTGCTTCTTCCCTTGCTTTTGGTTATACAATTAGGGGTTAAGGTAGCCTCGAACAAAGAAACCCCTTCCGTTGTACAGGAAGTGGTTTCTCTTAGGTATCTTGAAAACAAACCAACCTGGATAGTGGATCAGCCATATAACAAATTGAAAGAGGGGCATAAGGCCTACTCGAGACAACTTATGGACAGTCTGTCTATATATGAGTATAAAAAATTAGTACTGTCTGATGTGGATTCTGGCCCTTCACTAGACGAAGACGACGGAATCGTGGTGGGAAAACCCCAAAGCAGCAGAGACGTGTACGATAGTTTACTAAACAGGACAAAAACCCAAAAAACAACATCTATATTAGATATAGGACCGAAGAAAAAGAAATTCTCTGGCGGGAATTGGTGAAATGCAATTTCTAATCAGATCTGTTTTCAGGGCAGCGTCCACTGATATAGGTGAATTAATGTATGAGAATTCATCTATATTAAGGCAGTCTGGATTAGAATTTCAGACAGTCGAATATCAATCACTTTGGGATTATGTTGATAGATTCTCAAGAGAGCATCATCATGTACCGGATATTATAACATTAAAGAACCATTTTGAAAAGATAGACAAAAATTTTGATGTATCTAATCAGATAGAAGTAATAAAGACAATTAAACCAGTATACAAGGGAGATTTTAAAAAAAGATTAGAAGGGAAAGTAGAAGAGCAAAGGATCAGAAAATTGGAAATGATCCTCAAAGAGGGGAATGAAATAAATTATAACGGGATGGAAGTAAGAGATGGAAAGATTAAGGAGATATTAAAAGGACCGTTTGATGCCATAAAATATGTAATAAGAAAATCAGAGGACATAAATAGACAAATATCGGGTTTAAGAAAATCTGGAGAGACGATATCAGTAGAAGATGTAAAAGAGTTTAGCGAAGATTATGACATGAGGAGGGATGATCCACTATTCGGTAAAGGATACGAATGTGGAATTGACCAGATGGATGAGTCTCTGGGTGGATTAAAGAATAAACAGTTATGGACTCATGCGGCGTTCACTGGTCAATTGAAGAGCACACTCGCAATGAATTGGGTATATCACCAGGCAGTATACAATAAGGAGAACTCAGTTTTCTTTTCTTTGGAAATGCCGTATGAGCAATGTAAAAGAATAATATATATAATGCATTCAATGCATGAAAAATTCAATGACATAAGAATGGAATTAGGGATTCAAGAAAATAAAGATTCTCCGATAGGTCTAGAGTATAAGAAAGTGAGAGACGGGCAATTGTCTAAAGAAGAGGAGATATTTCTAAAGGAACACGTTTTATCGGATCTTGCTAATTTAGATAATAACTATGGCAAGATCATGATTAAATGCAGAGATAAAATGAATTATAATGTCAATGATATAAAATTGGATGCCGAAATATTATATAGAAGTAATCCATTCAAAATGATAGTAATAGATCATGTTCTCTTAGTTGATTCCATAAATAGGCATCCGAATACTACTGAGAGAAGTAACGAAATTGTGATGAATTTAAAGAAGATGACTGAGATATTCAATAATGGAGATGGAACAGCCATATTAGCCCTGTTTCAGATTTCTAGAGAAGGAGTGAAGAGAGCGGATAAATCAAATGGCATGTATAGTTTGTATGATTTGTCGTATTCCAATGAAATCGAGAGATCGAGTGATGTGGTCACCACCACTTATCTAAATCCGGAATTAAAACAAGCATCAAGAGCCCAATTCCAGTGCTTAAAATCAAGAGACGATGAGGGTTTCAAACCTTTCTACGCAAGAATAGAGTGGTCTTGCAGGAGACTGATAACCTGTTTGGATGAGTTTGAGGCGGGATCAGTACAAGAAGAATATCCTGGTGGCAAAATAAACCTAGAAACGGTGTTCTGATGTCAAAAAGAGCTGATATAATAAATTCAAATGTTGATATATATGATTTGTTGATAAAATATGGGTATGATGTATCCAAGTATAAGAGGGAACAGCAGTTCTCATGTGATCTACATGGCGATACATCAGACGATAAACCATCAGCGAGAGTTTATCCGGATTCTAACTCATGGTACTGCTTTGCTTGTGGAAAAGCAAGAGATGTAATAGAAACAGTAAGAGATAAAGAATCCTGTGATTTCAATAAAGCTTGTTATATCATCGAAGAATGGTACGGTCTAGAACATTACGTTTATTCGGGCGAAAAAAGAGAAGAAAAAAACCATTATGATAGCATTAGCCACAGGGAAGATGATACCGTAGATAGTCTAAAAAAACAGATAGAGGGTCTTCTTGGTGTATCTAGGATAGAGAAAACATTGTCGTTAAAACACATAATAAAATTTTGGGAGCTGTATGATATGGTAACCTATCACTATGATAATAAATTGTGGGATTATGATTGTTGCTTAGAAAGATTGCAGTCATTAAAAGAGACGTTAGTTAAAAAATCTTCGGAGTACATAGTGTGTCAAAATACATAGAAATCAGTATAAACTGTGAAAAATGGGGAGTGTATAAACTAGTTAGACCCGTACCGGAAAAAGAAAACCCGTACGGGTCTTTGCTTAAGTATTATGATACATATATCTGGGAGATGGTGTCAATAATAGATAGTCCCGTTCTTGAGAATGCTATCAATGGTATTTATATGCCATTGATAAGGTCCCTAAAAGCCAGCCCACGCTTTATGTGTAGAAAAATGACAAATGAATTTTTCTGCGATTATTACAAAGACAAATCATGCTCATTGAGAAATAACTCTTGTAAACCATGTTTAAAGACTCCGGTTTGTTATTATCATTCGGGATATGATGACATCTCTGATATAGTTGATTTTATACGAAACGATTCGTACATGGTTGTTATCCTGAATGAAACAAACGACAAAAAATTGAGGGTTTAAAAATGATACCAGGTCTCTTCGATCTTAAAGAGGAAAAGAAAGACTTTTATAAACCGTGGATGAAAAATGTGGACTTCATCCTAGTGAATAAAGACAATATAATCGATGCAATAGACGACTGTATTAATTCGAGTCACTATGGATTCGACACAGAAACAACCGGGTTGGACACAAGAGTATTTCCAATCTTCGAGGGCGGCCCATTAAAAACACAGGTCGATATAGCAGGCATCTGTTTGGCCCCAAGAATAACTGAGGGCAAGAAAAGAGCATATTATATACCAATGAGACATTGTCCAGGCGGGGTACCATGGAAAGGCAATGTTCCATTGTCAATAGTGGAAAAGGAAATACTCAGATTAATAAAATCTGATTCAATAGCAGTTTTCCACAACTCTAAGTATGATCAAGAGGTATTACAATTTAATGGGTCTGGTGTTCCATACGGAGAGTGGGATAACCCCAATAAATTCGAAGACACAATAATACTGATAAGTCTATATGATTCCACAAGGATGACAAGGGGATTGAAAAAGTTGTCCCAAGAATTCCTTGGTAGAGAAATGATTAGATTGGAGGAATTGTTCGAGGGAAAAAATTTCAACTTCTCTGAACTAGATCCGGAATCACCAGGTTGTGTTGAGTATGCAGCTAGCGATGCTGTATGCACAGTTGATCTGTTTTTTGAGCTTAGAGACAAAGCTCTAATACTTCCCAGTAAGGATAGTGGTGGGAATAATCATACCCAAGAAATAGTGTACATAATAGAGAAAATGTGTGTTTCCGCAACCAGATGGATGGAAAGGTCTAGAATATATATAGATAGAGACAGAGTTGAAGAATTAATAAGGATAGGGCAGAAAGAATTATTTGTATCATTGCAAGATGTTTACAGGGGGTCTACTGAAGCAATAGGTAGGGATATAACCCCATTATCATTCTATCTATTGAAGAGAAAGATAGATGAGGAATACGGTGGTGATATAGATTCAATGGAAATAACAGTTGATGATCCGCAACCATTCAGGAAAATACTTGAAGAATGTAGATCAGAAGCGGATAAAATAATAAAATTATACGATAAGTCTGATTTTGGTATCTTAAAAAAATGTTCCAAAGATATTGAATTGAGCAATCTGCTGGAAAGAGAGACTCCAGGAATAAAAAAAGATGTACAACTTTTAAAGGAATATGATATATTATCCGCCAAGCAGTTGGGGGTTTTGATACATGATCTTGGCATAGAAGTTAAAAGAACGGATAAAGGAAACATACAGACTTCTGAAGAAGTCATAAAAAACATCCTTGATGAGCACTCAAAGGAGGTTCCGTTCATATCGTCGGTCAGCAGGGTTAGATCTAATTACGCTGCTCTTAACAGACTATCTGTTCTATACAGAGACGCTGATAGTAGAGATTCAACTGTTAAATCTGAATTTAACGCATTCGGTACAAATACTGGAAGATTCTCTGTAAAAAAAGAAAAAAACAGTGAATACGAAAGTAAAACATCAGAAGATGGGATAACAAACTTTAACCCACAGGCTACACCTGCGATGTCTGACCCAAGTGTTCCAAAGGCTGTATATTATACAAGAACATGCATAGCTTCAAGGAGAAGGGATAAGGCGACCAAAAAGATTAGGGGTAAAATAGTTGCGGTTGACTTTTCTGGTGTGGAATTAAGAATCATAACCAATTATTCTAGAGAACCAAAATGGATAGATTCGTTTTTTAGGTGTTCTACATGCGGGAAGGCATATGATAAAAGCGAAACACCGCCAAAATACTGTATTATATGCGGATCAGACAGAATAGGAGATATTCACACCCTTACTGGGATTGAGTTATTCGGCCCTGATGCACCAATGAAACCCGATTGGAAAAAGAAAAGAGGGTTTGCTAAAGGAACGAATTTCTCCATGGCGTATGGTGGTGGGGCCAACGCGGTTCAGCATGCCACTAGATTGGATAAAAACGAATGTTTTAGGATAGTTAAAAAATTCAAAACCACATTCAAGGTTTTAAGGGAATGGTGGGAGAATAAATACGCATTTGCTAGAAAATGGAAATACGTTTTAACTGCATTTGGGAGAAAGTTTCCACTTCCGGATATAGATCACGAAGAGGGTGTGATAAGGGCGGCGGCGGAAAGGAACTCCATCAATTCTCCTGTTCAGGGGTGTTCAGCTGATATAACAAAGATAGCTATGTCATTAGTATATAAAGAATGCAAAAAAAGGAATTGGTTGGATAAAGTGAACATGATTATAACTGTACATGACGAATTGGTATTTGATGTTGATGACTCTATATTAGAAGAATTCTGTAGAATGGCATGCAAAGTAATGACAGTCAACAAGCCGGTCACATCAAGAGATTGGCCTATACCACTAACAGTTGATTGTGAAATAGGTATTGATTGGTCTGTTCCGTGGAACATGTATCAAATAGACGAAGCAATGAATCTAAAGAGCCTAATGAAGGATCCAAATACAACAGACCAGGAACTAAAAAATATTCTAAGAAGGGTGGATGGTTTCTTCGGGGGCATGGATAAAATCAAGAAGAAATTTAATTCATTCGAAGATATACATTGGCCCAAAGAATTGAACAATCTTTTCGAATCTGGTAGAGAGGATGTATTAACCGATGAAAATAGAAAAGCTCTTAAAAGAGCCTGGGATATGTACTTTGGGATAGAGAATGTAGAAGAAGATCAGATAAAGGAACAAGAGCCACAGATGGAAGAACAATTACTTGGCCCTACAAATAAGAGAATTGTTAATATAGATGTATTAGAATTTAATGAAAACGAGATAGAGAAGATATGTAAGTTGTCATCTGATTTTGATATTATTATGATAAGCAAAGATGGGAAAAATATCGCGGAATTAAGGAGAGGGTGATGAAAGATTTTACGAAAGGATGTTTAGAAACAGTTAGGGTTGATGGGAATAGAATAAGCGAAAAAGAACTAAGAGGAATGTTCTGTAGACAGTGTAAAAATCATGAATGCGGAAATGCTAAATGGGGCAAGGCATCTTGGGAGGAAAGAATCGGGACTCAAGAGGATAGACTGCTTAAAAATCCAAATTTTGGAGATCTAAAAGATCCTAGGTGGTCTCATCTTAGGGAAATAGATTTTCCAGATTTATTGAGAAAAGCTATCATATTAGAAGAGGCAGATAGAAGAGGTGACTGGAATTTGCCAGATTCGTTCGACATATATGATACACAGAGCGAAAGTGCCATTGAAAAATCGGATTTTACCATTGAAAAATCTGTCGAAAAACCTATAGATGAAACTATCGTAAAGGTAAGTTCAAATACGAAAAATGTCGAATATTCAGTAACAATTGTAAATGGGAAAGCAGTAAAATGTAATTGTGCAGCTGGGGTGAGGGGTAAAAATTGCTCTCATTTAAAAACTGGTGAGAGTTTGTTTAGATCTTTAAATGATGAAGTAAATGACCCCCCAAAGGAGCAGGATACAATAATAGTTCAAATGGATGACGAAGAAAAGAAGAAGATGGGTGGTGTACATAAGTTGGTTAATACAATGTGTAACCCCCATGGTATAGTTTTGAACGGTAGTAAAAAAATAGAAAAGAAAACAGATAAATCAGATAAAGGACCAGATAAATGGGAGATGAAAGAGGTAAAACCTGGGACGGTGATAAAAATATGACGGAAGCGATAGAAATAGTTAATAGGGTATCAAGGATAGCGTTGGTTAAATTAAGAGAGATGGGTATAGGAGAAGACGAGCTTGTATTTATACCAAAGGACGGCAAGCCCCCGAGAGTGAATCCGATATTACAAGCCCTGACTTTAGAGTTTCTACAATTCGAGGAATTTAGGGGCTACAAAGAGGATGAAATAAAATTCAATGACGACGAAATAGGATCCCATTTAGTCAGATTTAAATCATCCTGTGATATTGCTGTATCCAAGGTGATGTCATCTCCATGGGCGAGTATATCCACTATAAGAGGTAGGGAGATATCTTCCGCAAACATGACTGATATCATATCTAGAGAGACCGGATTACTAAGTAATCATAATCTAGAGGATGGGGATGAATGCGAATGGTGTCATAATATATATGGGGGTTACAGCTCATCTAATGAAAAATTTAATCCCGTTGGCAACGCAACTAACGTATTTATAAAAAAAATACATTCGGGGTCATATGGGGAGTTTAAAATAGTTACTATAGACGACATCCCAGACAGGAGAGTTGGGTGGAAGATAATATTGAAGTAAAAAGAGTCATCACTGTCAGATTGACAGGAAGTAGGATAAAGGTGTCATTGCCCGGTAGCCCCGTAATAGACCACCCCGGTGGTTCTAGGCTATATACCATCATAATAAATAAGTCAAAGATCGATGATTTCAAGAATTCTCTTGAGAGGATGGGGATTTGTGTTGACATATTCCATAGTGATCCGGATGAAGTTTCTAGTAAGAGTATACTAGAAAAGTTGTCAGAAGTGAAAGATGTGTGTCTTGATTGTATATACATGAATACTGATTGTTTCTGTACTTATGAAGATGGTATGGATGATAAGGAGAAAAAATGTATAGGAACTGGTGGATAGATAATTCTGGAAAAATTACCCTAAAGGGTGAACCACAGTACATTCATGATGATGGAACACATCTAAGAAATGAAATAGATGCAAATAATTATATAAATGTATACGGTGGGGAAGTACAAGAATGGACAGATGGGGATGGTAATCCCCCTGATGTAAAAAACCAGATGGTGTTGGATGATTATTTTATACTGGATAACATAAGAACCTCTACAAAAGCCAGAGATGATTTCTACATCGCGTACAAATATTTAAATGATAAAGAAAAGTATAGGATAGATACTCTAATGCAAAGATCTCCGTATTACACCAAAATGGAAAAAACAGAAAATGAGAAATCAGAAGCCCTGATGAAAAAACTAAATAGTCCCATCCGAACCTGTGGTAGATTCGGTGGGTCCGGGTATTAGGAGGGGTGTTATGTCAGTAGATGAAATGGAAAAGAAAGCGCTTAAATCAAAAAAATTTATAGCGTACATGGTAGCGGAATTCGGATGGAAGGCTATACTCGTTCTTATAGTCTTGCTTACCCCAATCAACCTATGGCAGACCGTATTGATGATATCAATAGCGGTTATAAGTGGGTTTGTTCAAGTTGGTTACGTATTGGGGCAGGCTAGCATAGATAAGTACATAAGAGTGGCCAAAATTAACGCCGGTATGATAACAAACAAAAAGGAAGAGGGAGAAGAATGAAACATTTACCACCGTCAGCTAAAATGTCTAGGGGAGTTAAGAAAACTAGTCCAGTTGGGGATAAAAAATCCTTATTGAGATCCCTGACTAAAAAGATGGTCTCCGAAAATCCGTTTGCTGAGGAACCAGTGATTGAGGAACCAGTGATTGAGGAACCAGTGATTGAGGAACCAGTGATTGAGGAACCAGTGATTGAGGAACCAGTGATTGAGGAACCAGTGATTGAGGAACCAGTGATTGAGGAACCGATTGAGGAACCGATTGAGGAACCGATTGAGGAACCGATTGAGGAACCGATTGAGGAACCAGTTGCTGAGGAACCAGTTGCTGAGGAACAAAAAATTGGAAAGGATGACGCAATATCCCTTATGGGTTCAGAAATTACACAAGGGGTAAAAGAAAAGGTGATGTCATATGTGACTAACGAATACACGACAAAATCTGATATATCACAATTGTTGGATTCTGTCGGGGTTAATTACAATAAGAAAAAATTCAATAAGTCACAATTGATAGAGGCAGTTGAAAAATACCTAGATGGAGATCGCAGTGAGTAATGTATTCGGTGGGGAAAATACAAATTTTCTATACACTCCAATGTCAGAGGATGAAAGGGAGGTACTCCAGAGATTAATAGAATCCGATGACCTTGAGATAGAGATAGCGAACTGGGGTATAATAAAAAAATTTAAAAGTATCAGATTCGGTGATCTAAGACTACAAATAATATTTTCTGTTCATTTCTCATCCCCACAAATACATATACCTGTGACCTATTTTGATATGTCTCTAAAGACAAGATCCGGTATTCTTCTCTACAGAGAAAAACAGCCAGTTGATTTATTGGTTGGACAGGGTGTTGAAGTAGATATGTGCTGGGACATAGCAATAAGAGAGATGGATCCAAAAATTGTTAAAATGATAAAACCAGGAGCGAGGGGCCTGACATCTAGAGAAGGCAACATGAAATTAGATAGTGAAGGAACGTATATACTTGATAAGCTTAGAATGACGGAGGAAAGTATAAGGAAAGAAAAAGAAATAAAAGTCGCTGAAGCTGAGAAGAAATCAGTTTATTGAGGATTGATCATGAAAACGGGATCAATAGAAGTGATAGTTGGTGGAATGTACTCTGGAAAAACAGAGGAATTACTTAGGAGAGTAAAAAGGTTCAGATACGCTAAGAAGAATGTTATGGTGGTTAAGCCTAAAATAGATAATAGATACTCTGAGTCGGAAGTTGTATCACATTCTGGAATTTTTGTGGATTCTGTTATAATATCAGATATTTCAGATCTGAATGTTGACTCTAGTGTTGATGTTGTGGCTATAGATGAAGCCCAATTTTTTGGCAGTGATTTAATCAGTGTTTGTACAGAACTAGCTAACAATGGGAAGGTTGTGATTATCGCTGGTTTGGATATGGATTTCAACGGCAAACCGTTTCAACCAATGCCAGAAATGATGGCTATAGCGGAATCGGTAGACAAACTACACGCAGTATGTACCGAATGCGGTGAAAAGGCGACTTTCTCTTATCTTAAAGAAAATGAAACCGACGGATCGAATATAAAAGTTGGTGGCAAAGAAAAATACGAAGCCAGGTGCAGAAAATGCTACAATAATGCTTTGTTAGTCGATAAATAATTGGTAGTGCAGGACACGGCGGGAGCAGACATGAGATCAGCAGAGAGAGAATTTAATAGTATTTATTCCTCAATGATAAATAAATTAGCTGATGTTTCAGATAAAAGTACTAAGAATAAACTCACATCTTTTAGAAAGAAATCCAGAGTAGGTGATACTCTTGGCATAAAGATATCAATAATAACCGATGAAATAGATAAATTTCTAGAGGATATGTCAAAGGTGATGGATGCTAATATAGGCGATGTCCACGCATCACTAAATGATACAATGGACAGCATTCTAATATACGCAAGGAACATGGATAGGTCGGATGCATTTAGAAAAGCACTGGTCCCACTATTTGAAATGGGTGACGAGAGTAAATTAAAAGATTATTTTATTGAGAATGAAGGCAAAATAGATAGAAGCATGGCTAGCCACATAAGAAAGTATCTTGGTGAATATGAGGTACAAAAAACATATAAAGAATTAAGAAAAATACCTAATGATTTATTTAGCCATGAAAGTACCAAAAAACACATGATGGAAAATATAAGACACTTATATGATGGAGATGTAACTAGAAAGAAAATAGAGGATGATATAAACAAAATAGATCTAGGAAATGACGGTAACAGAATAAAAAAATTGCTTGATTTTTTTGGAGAGGCTGTAAACGATCAAGAAATAAAGGATATGGTTGAAGATGGAGATATATCAGAAGATTTAGAGGAATCACTAGACATAGTGTCAGAAATATTGGAGGGGGTGTTAAGTGTCATAGAGCATAAACCACTAGATGATAAGGAAGCTGAGAAAGAAGTTTCAGCTCCGATAAAAGAAACTAATCATTATTTTATGTCATTGCCTTACACAAGAGGTATATTAAGTGACGATGATGATGAAGAAGAATTCATTGTTTCCCACAAGGATAGAGTAAAAGCCATATCCGCATTTGAAGGAGTATCCAGGTCGGTTGATAGTAGAAATTTAAAATCCCTCGCTATGAGAATAGCTGTTTCAATGGATCTATTAAGTTTCGGTGTTAATAAGAGTTACATCAAAAAGTTTCTTAGAAATGGGCAGTTGGTTGATTCGGACTCAGACTCAGGTGTGAGCATAAAAAATGATTTAGTTAGCAATGATATAAAAATAATTGAAAATGACGAGGATGAACCAACTATACTAATTGGTGATCGACTTGAATTTGGTTCGTTTATTCTAAATGACCAACAAGTTGATTCTGTAATTGAAAAAATCGACCCAAAAAAAACAATAAGCAGGAAGAAGAAAGCAAATATCAGGGATATAACCTCATTAATTAAATTCTTCTCCGATGTGAACGAAAGATACGGAAAAATAATATCTGATGGGTATACCCTACTGTTAGGTGTAATCGATGACGTGATAAAGGATATCAAAAAAAGATTAGATGTAGTCATAAAATATAATAGCATAAAGGGCAGTGATCTAAGAAAAACAATACAGATAAAATTTCGCGAACACATATCAGAAAAATTGTTTGATGACAAGTATGAATCAGTTGAAGAAGAATCAAACAAGCTGACCGAAATAATAAATGATAGGGTATCTGAATTAAGAGAATTCCCACTTAATAGTGTGGAAAATTTGGCAGCGATTATTGATCCTTCTACAAATGAAAAACAAAGTTTGCTGCACCATTTTGTTTCAGATTTGAACGGATTAGTAAACGAACTAAAATCCGTATCTAAACATGAGTCATATATATGGAATTTTGTTAAAGAATACATAAGATACGTCGAAGATTTTATCAAGCATGTATCTTATGTGGGAAAAAGTTACAGAATAACTAAGACATCAAAAAAGCATTCTGATGCAGAATCAGAAGTGTTTGAAATACTATCAAAGATATCAGATTTGATTACGAAAAAAGACGGGTATTTATCAAAACTATTAGAATCCCTGAACAATGCGGCGTATAAAGATACCTCAAGTATAGAAAAAAATTATATCAATTCAACTATAGAAAATATACTAAGCTCAACCAAGAAGCTCAGAGAAAGTATATCAAAAATATCTTTTACTGTAGAGGACATAGATACACATGTAAAATCTAATGCGACGACCATTGATCGCATTATGTCTAAGATCAAATCTGATATAATGGGCTTCATCAGTGTTGAATCATGGGAATTAAGTCCAGATAGGGAAATTGCTGAGATATTTGATTCGACTTCTGGGGAATTAGACAGAATTGTATCAAGGATGAAAAATGAAAAGACATCTCTTCATGAATACGGAAATATCGCAGACGGGTTAAAAAATTTGATAATATCGGGGCTATCCGGTGATCCAGGCTTTAAAACTAGAACAAGACAGAGAATAGAGAGAGTAATATCAAATAATTTAAAGGACATAATTGGAGTTTATACCGCAAAACTTGGGCAGATTTTATCCTCACATAAGGTTAAGGGAATACCAACAGTAATAAATAAGTATGTAGCGATTTCGGAGAATGGGTCGAATTTGATATTTGATCCCAGTAATATTGATGCTTTTGTTAACACAATAAGAAATACTGGCGTATCGGATAATGGTAAAAGCAGATGGGAAAGTATTGGTGCACTCCATGAATGGGAAAACGTCTTCAATAGATTGTACGAGACAGTTATTAGGAGAGAATTAAAAGAAGGAAAAGAAATAAATGAAATAGAAAAGAAATTTGATGGATTGAAAAGGGACTTAGATGAACTAAATGGACTGAGTAAGGCAAAATACAAAGCAAAAGTCAATCAGATATCTGAATTAAATAGCGATGAAATATCAACACTGTATGATATATATGATGATGCAGTAGAAATAAAGTTGCACGATAATGCAATGGATAAACATGAAGCCGAAATACTGTCCAATGTTCTAAAAAAGAATGCCGAAATAGAAATAGACTTTAATACTGATCAATCAATAAAAGCAACTCTAAACAAGATAAGGTCAATATCACCACATACCCATATAGGCAGCATAATTGGTAATCATAGTGAGGAATACAAGAAAAAATTTGCTACAGAAGCGTCGAAAGACCATAATGTATGGATGGTCAATATTGGAACATCCGGAGTTAGACCATTACTAATTAGTAAAGAATACACTGGTCTACTTAAAAAGATGATCTGGGACGATAAAGAGAAAAAAGTATTGTTTAATGATACAGATATTCTGCTAAATGCAATGGAATCTATTACCCAGAATGATCTCATCGAGGATTTAGAGGAATCTGGGTATGGAGATGAAGAGGGTATCGCCCTCAAGGAATTCTACAAGCAAAAACAGAATAATATTAGTCTTTTAAGAGAAAATGAAGCGTCAAAAATAAGAATATCAATGGCCCTAAAAGGGATACTAGATGAAGAAGAAGGTGAAATGGAGACTGGGGTTGTCTCGGCCGAAGATGATGAACCCGGGGAAAAACCACAACAAG